CTGGTGGATCATTTGCTGGAGGTGTATTTGGATCTGTTCCTCCTGCTGGTGGATCTGCGAATAATTGTAGATTTAATTTAATACCTTTAACACTTTCTAACATAAATATTTCCTCCTTTTTAAGTTGCCCCTTATACAAGTTGCCCCTTACTCTACCTGAGTTCAATTAATTATACAGTATTTTACGCTAAAAGTAACGGGGCAGACTGTACAGTAGTAACTAAAAAATAGACATGCCCTAACATGTCTATTTCTATATAAGCTACCCCCTTAACCAATCAGGATAATTCTTATCGAATAGTTGCTCTGCAGGTCTTCCATCAAAGACGGTTCTCATTGAACATCTGCAGTTTATTCTATTCCATGCACTCGCGGCACTATCTCCAGGATACTGCAAGAGCTCACCACCCACAACAAAGAAGGAGTCGTAGTCGACCGTCTGTCCTGAAGCACCTCTATGGGGGTCTCTTGTAACGGCATCTATTATGGAATCCCACTTCTTTTGTACAGATACTCCTAGTTTATCCTTTAACTTTATAATATTATCAAAGTCTGCTTTTTCTATTGCCCAGTGGGCCTCTGTAGTTAATACCTTCAAAGACTTATTGAAGGTTACATCAAAACTGTTGCTTATTATTTTCGATAAGTCTCTGTAGGCATAATTTTGAAATATACCCCTGAGTACATCTTGTGATAATATACCTGCAGCTGCAAGTAACATTAGTCTGTTTCTTTCCTTATATCCCACAGGATCGAGCTGGTTTGTGGTTAGCTTTATTAGCTCCTCTTGAGCCAGTGTTATAGGAGAGGTGCTATAGTTAGTATTACTATCAACCTCAAAAAGAGAGTAATTATACGAAGTCTGATATGCATCTGTTATTATCTTATCAAGACTTTTCGCTGATAGCTCATACACATCATTTAAGCGCACGTTAATGTATTTACTGAAGCTATCCATTCTGTTAAATCGCGACATATTAGCTCTATTTAGCATGCCCTTTTCATCTAAAGCGATTAGATAGGCTTTTATATCATCCCTGGATTTTTTGAAGGTGGCCAGTAAGGCAACTGCATAAGCTACCTCACTGCTATCTAATAACTTCTCCTTAGGAGTTTTTACTGCCATTTATATACCATCCCCTACACTCGTTGCAGAATCAGGTGTAACATAATTGTCTAATCCAGGATTCTCTGCTAGCTCTTTTTGCATTCTTTCTAATTCTTTTCTAGGATTCCCTACAAATGATAATTGACCTAATCTAGCCTCCTCTGACACTAAACCTTTTAACATAGCATTTGCCTGTGCTTCACTTTGGTAATCTTCTGGGACATTTCTTCTAAATACCCAATCCACGTCAAGGTAGTTTATATTGGCTCCTGATAGACTCCATACAGGTGCAAGTACACGGAACATCTCTCTGATACCTACTCCGAACTTCCTCTCGGTCTTTAATGCCTTATTCTCCAATGATTGCACCTTAAACTTTAAAGCTACACCTGATATTACTCCGAAATCCTTATCGGTAAAGTTTACGGACTTAGCGAATCTAAGTATGTTCTCGGACAGGTTACTCATATGTTTTTCCATAGCCTCTGCTTTCAGTTCCTTGTTCAGCCACTTCGCATCTGTACCATCGGGTAACGAAATCACCCCTGTCTTTTTGAACTTCTCAATATCCTCCTCTTCAAAGTCTGCCCCTAGAAGAGCTAGATAAGCAAGTCTCATCTGCTCCAGTTCTGAGTTTAGATCTGAATCTATTCTATCGTAGGCATCTATTAGAGACATTACCTTATCACAATCACCTTGCTCTTCCTTGTTATTTACAAACTTGATAACAGGTACAGATTGAAACATGTGGGGGATTGGAGATCCTACAGGGGTTACTAAGCTATCTGATACCATATACTCTCTTACAAATTGGCTGTCGTATGCATAGAGCTTATATACATCTGTATCAAGTTGGCAAATTGTTAGAGCGAATATACAATTGTCCGATGGATCTGTTACATAACATACATCCCAGGGTTCAAGATGCTTGACCCTTCTATTTCCATCAGTATCCACGTGGAGCAGTCTGTAAGATTTTCCGCAGATCGCCATAGCAGTGAGTGTGTCTGAATCCAAGTCGGCCACATCGTTCCTTTTGAGAAAAATCTCTAGCATGGCTTGATATTCTTTAGAAGGACCCTCTAATGTATATATTACAGGATATCCTACCATGTAACCTACTTTAGTATCAACTATCTCACCGAAGAAGTCATGGTTTAGCTTATTATTAATCTTATTAAACGCTACATCCCTCTTCTTTATAGGTAAGTGATCTGCCCTATATCTTGAATGCATACTGTGTAAATGAAATCTCTCAGGCCAGAAGCCCGAAAATATCTCATATATCAGATTCTCATTTATCCCCGTAGTTGTTAGGGCCTTATACCTATCATAGTTACTTAATATACTCATACAACCTCCCTTAATATAATGAACTTCCTGCTTTGATCTTCTTGGATCCTCCTGTTACCATCTCAGCTACACCTGTTAAACAATCCTCAATATCATCATGATCATTTTGACCTTCTCTAAGATAATTCTTAAGGTGATGGCAGGCTTCAGGCCACAGTAGGTGCCAATTCTCTGGCCAGATTACGTTTTCCTGTACCCAAGCACTTTGTGATAAGATTCTGGCCAGTTTGTTCTGCGTCTGATGGAATCCAAATATCTTACACCTAGTGTACTTGTGGATAAGTTTTAATTTATCCTCGGCATACAGTTTAAAAGGATGACCTCCGTTATTATACTCTATCTTCGATAATATTACCTGGTTCCTTGCAGTATGCTCAGCCCACAGGGGTATAGTATCTTCCATTGCATCCTTGGTATATATAATATCCTTTACATAGGCCTTACCTTTATATTCCCAGAACGTAATAGTTGCTAGATGATCCGATCCCGAATCCGCCGTATCCGTATAAGATTTTACTACTCCCTCTTTCATAAGTGTTGCCACAAACTCGAGGTTGTACTCTTTGAATTCCTTATATAAGAACCCTCTGGCTGGCTTAGGATTTTGCTGTCCTAGAGATTCAAATCCTATAGGATCCATCTTCTGCCATCTAATTGCCTTCTCTTTGCTGTGCCTCTCAGGCCATAGTGCTTCTCCTAATTCCCTTAGGTCTTTCGGATTGTTGCATTCCTTGGTTTTTACCATTTCATATTTTATCTGTGTCCACACATCTGGTTCTTCGTGGAGTAAACCTCCTGCAAGATCCTCATGATGCCATCTAGTGTACAGAAGAAGTATCTTGGAGTCATTATGCAACCTCGTCTCCAATACCTTATCGTACCAATCCCGTACTCTCTGTCTATACAGAGGGCTATAAGCATCGAGCGGCCCCTTATACAAGTCATCTAGTATTGCTATGTCAACTGTTTTAGATGTTAGAGGTCCTCCAACCCCTACAGATATTAAGTAGCCACCCTCAGAAGTATGAAACTCATAGGAGTTACGCTTTAGGGTTCCCTTCTTACATCCTACATTATCAATAAGAGTATCAGGAAATAATTCTCTGTAAGGTTCTGATGCAATTATATTTTGAATATCGGTAGAAAATCCCTCTGCAATTACCTTGGCATAGCACACAAGTACGAGCTTCTTTCCAGGATTCTTACCTAATTCAAATGCAGGATAATATCTTGAGGACTGATCACTCTTTCCATGCTGAGGAGGTGCAAACAGCATCATCCTTATTACCCTGTTGTAATGAAAGTCATTTATATCACCCGCTAAATTAGTATGGAATGGCGTAAATGAATACTTATCCCCTTTAACATATCTAATAAAATCTTCGAAATTACTCCGAGCGGCCTTTCGTCTATTTAGTAAATCATTAGATAGCACTAGCAGGTCTGTAAGCCTATGCATTGCCCTCAGTCATTTTTCTAATAAAGTCTGCAAGCTCATCATCATTAAGACCTCTGACCATTTTAACTAACTTCTCGGTAGTCATCTCTTCACTTGTATCTTTTCTATGATTGTCAGGATCTATTATTTCAAGTGCCCTAAACAGACAAGCGTCACTGTACACAAGCTTCTCGGCTACTTCCGTCTTCTGTGCTATGATAGTATCCCCGCGTTTCTCCGTGACCGTCTTTGTTGTAGCATGTACATACCCTTTACCTCTTTGATACATTGTAGTAGTCAGACTGGCCTTTAGTAATTCCGCCCCTCTGGCCATTGCGGACCTAAACTCGGGATACTTATCATTACATGCGGACAGTTGAGACGAAGTTATTCCTAAGAAATTAGCAATACCATCAAGAGTATAGCCCTCTGCTCTTAATGCTACTACCTTAGATATCATAGGAAAAATTAACTCCCTATACACATCGTCGGATATATTGGATACAAAGTCTACTCTTAGTTCTTTGGGTTTCAACACTGTAAGATTATTATTCTCATCTTTCTCGTATAACATCCTTACCTCCTATCTTATTTGTTGTATTAACTTGCGTTCCACATGTTTTGGAACCTTTGGTAGGGGCATTCTAATGGGTTGCCTCTTTATATTGTAACTGGCCGTATCCCACTTTAATACCTTACGCTCATCATTAGGATGTACATTTAATATATATGTAATCCATTTAGCAGGATACCCCATACAACTTAGTAAATGACCTCTATCATGTATGGGTGCATCCTCATAGCCTAAATGCTTCAGCCTCCACAATGCCTTTGCTTTTGCGAGTCTGAAGTCGGGATATTTATCCCTTTCCTCGAAGGGTAATTTTTTTCTATGACTAGATAATGGCATAGGCCCTCCTTATAGATATTAAAAAAATAGCCTGTTGGCTATTTTTATTATACTGCCTATTAGTGTTCAGGTCACGCATATGCCTGTACTTTATAAATATAAATCGGAATCCAAGTTCCCTATCAATCGCCTTAATGACATAACCCAGTACTTTCCAAAATTAATTAGCTTAGGGTCTGCTATCTTATCGGCCACTACTTGTACAATCATCTCAGCAGCCCTCATATCATTATATACATCGATCCCCTTCGCCTCAACAGCAATATGGGGGTTTAGAGGAGTTTCTTCTATGCAGGTACGTATATAGTGCTGCATTACTTGGTAACCATTCTGTATGCTATGGCGCTCACTTAGTATTTTACCTTTTGCCCTTAATATGTTTATCACTAACGTACTATACTGCTGGGTTATTATTAAGAAATCAGCATAGGCCACGTAATGATTACTTGGGAGTGCTGTATCGTCGTCTGCTAAAAAAAGTTCAACGCTACTGGATGTCAGGTGGAGTACACCTGAAAGCACCTGATAATCAGATGTTTTTTGAAAGGTCTCTAATTCTTTCTTACCTGTAGCCCGTCTCATTTTAATGCCTCGAAATATATATCATACTTGTCATTTCTTTCTTCTGCCCCGCATGCCAGTAAATCCTTTTCGCACACATGCCTTAGGCTGGGATCCTTATTAAATGCACAATGGCCGCAATGATTATCTTCTACTCCCGTATTTCTTCTAGCTACAAAGAACTTTTCCCCCAATTTTACTCTATTCCCCACTTTTACATAATGCTTTGCCATATCTCAACCTCCGTTAATTTTGTAACATGCATATTTTAGCTTTTTTAAAGAGGCCTCTCGGCCTCCTGATTAATCTATTCAGCTGCGCTTGTTATATCTACTGAAGCGCCTTCTGATACCTCTCCTTCAGCTACTTTTTTTGGTGATGGAGTTACTTTTCCTAGTCTTACTAGTGTATTGTAAGTTTGTTGGTAAGATACTACAGCACCTTCCTCTTTTAATTTTGCTACTGCTAATTTAACAGATCCTGTTGCATCAAAGGCATCAACAATTGCTTTTGTTTTTGTTCCTTCTTTTGTTCCTGCAGGTATTTTTTCTTTAGGCACTTTTACTACTTTTTCTTTTTTCTCTTTTGCTACTTTTTCTTTCTTCTCTTTAACGGGCTTTATAACATTTCCTACTTGGGCAGTTTCTACTACCTCTTCGTCTCTTACTACTTCTTCATCATTTTTAATTTCTAACATTTCGGTACTCTCCTTTTATCTTTTTTTTTATTTATGCTTCCTAGGTTTCTATCTTCTTATGTTCTTATTATATCACAGGTTTTATTTTTTATCACGCTTATTTTAAAAAAAACAGCGTTATTTTTAAATAATACGGTAACGCTGAGAATAAGTGTGTTATGAAATAAAAAAGGTGGTATCCACCCTTACATCATATGTGCGCAGCATATAGGCGGTAAAATAATTCACTCACCTATATACCATTCCACGTACGTAGAAAAGGAGACTAAACTCCGCACGCACTTATGTAGTATTTTAATCTACATAAGGAAGCGGATAACCTCATTGGGGTGATGGTTATCCAAACAAAACATTCGGGGGAATATTTGTAGCTTCCTTATATAGATTAAACAGTGATAAGAGCGGGAATCGCACCCGCGCTTTTACTCCGAGCGATGGAGCGTTGCCTTACTACTTGGCCACCTTATCATAAAGACACCCTTTTGGATGTCTCCTCTATCAGAGGGTAAAAAACATAACAACAGATTAACGTAGCAGTTTCCTGTGTTGTTAGAATTATAGCATATTCCACAGGAATAGGCAATTGATTCGCTGTAACGCATATTTCTGTTTTTATTATCATTTATTATGTTAGTAAATATCCTTTTTAATATATCGTATGAGCTATTATCAGATATTCTTATGCGAAATAATCATTCTTATATAGATTTATTCGAGATGAATATAAATCATTTAAAATATAGTCTGTTTCGAGGGTTAAGCACTTAAGATATATAAAGAAAATATACAAAATAGGCCTGCCCCTATCCACAATATATCGGTTATGGTGTTTTTCATATTGTTCCTCCTTGTATTTACTATATTCTTATTATATATGAGGATGTGGATTAAATCACGAGATATTTTAGGTAGATTGCGATTATCTTAGTTTTTTCATATAAAATGATTTCTATATATATATTTTTATTTTTCTTCTTTAAAATTCACTTATATCAATTCATAGAAAAAAATATAAATAATCGCAATCTACCTCTAGAGGTAACCCACTAAAAAATAAGAAGATACACATACTAATTAAAAAATAAAAAAATATGTTGCATTTATGTGTGGATGATGTTATAATAATAAAAATGAGAGGAGGATAAAATGGCAATAAAAATAAGAGTAACATTGACCCCTGACTATGTAGCAGAGATACTATCAGGAGGTAAGATAAAAAAAATGTACAACCCGTGGGAAACTATAGAGTACATAAGAAACTCAAGACCACTATCTGTGGAAGTAAATAATAGAGGTCTTACATTAGCACAGTCGCTTGATAAGCATTTACCGAAAATGAAGATAGTAGTGGTATCTGATAGGGCAATGGATAAAGAATTTAGTAAAAGGGAGGAAGAATAGATGAGTGCAGTATACGCAAAGGAGTTCTTGAATGGGGATAAAGTATCGGTAGAGTTAACAGATGACTCCTTAGTGGTAGTTGGTGTACAATTAGCTAACTATGCGTACGATCCTGAGGATAAGAACTCTATAATAAATAAGGATGGCCTCATATCATATAGTAAAGAAGGAGTAGGCTATGATATGTTCGTATACCTTAGAAATAAAATGAAGAGTTATGATTATGGTGAGTCGGATCTGTTATCCTATGTAGAGAGTATGATGGAGGAGGAAGAATAAATGAAGAAGGTGTTAGCTTTTTTATTAATAGTAGGAGCATTACATGCGGAATTTCTTACACTAGAGGTAGAAAACAGTAAAGGAAAAGTAACAGGAAATGTAATACAGTATAATGAAAAATTAGGATCAACTGCAATTGTTTCAAAGGTAAAGACAGACATAGGAACATTATACACAATGGCAGTAGTTGTGGATGGGCGTTATATATTTGCACCTGAAGGCAGATTACCTGTAACCCTTACAGTAGGTAAGATTGAGCAAGAGTTGCTTGGATCAGTATTTAAAAGTGGTGATGGGCTAGTAATAAATGTAGATGAGGATGTAAGGAACGAAATGATAAAAAATAAAAGATTTCAGATGAGGTTCAAAGACAAGACCTATGAAAATTTTATTTTCGAATTCGATACATCTGGTCTGGACTTTGAAGTGCTCGCTGCAGCGGGAGGTAAGTGATGAGTGAATTACAGAGAGGCTTTATAATATGCTTACTATGTATGAATGCATCCCTGGTAATAACATCCTACGCACTTTTATGGCAAAAGAGACACGTACTTAAGAAAAGAGTACTATCTAAGAATATAGCTATAATTGTAGCAATAGCATTATGCTACGGATCTGTGGGATTTCTTTCCTTAATTATGGGAGGGCTTGATAAGACAGAGAAAAATATATTAAAAATAATAAGTGGAGGTACCCAAGAATGAATGATATGGAAGGTATAAAAAAGATATTATTAGAGAGAACCACATCGACAGTGGCTCAGACAGAGGAGATAGTATCTAGGATGGCTACAGCTGCGGCTTTACTTAAAAAGAACAACGGGATAGAGATTTCGGATGATCAGTTAATTTCTATGGCAAATATATTCAATACATTACCAGCACATAAGGTAGTAGATCTTATAGTATTGGCAAGGGAGTCCGGTAAGGAACATGTAGCAAAGGTATCTGTAGGAAATAAGGGGTTAAATCCAAAGGCATTAGCCATGGCATTAGATAAATTACGAGCACTCAAAGTAGGGAAAAATATAGATGGCTCTAAAGGGTTTAGTGCAGCTAAGACGAGGGAGATGAATAAGAATGTTAGCAAAAAAGGTATGGACATCTGAAGAGATAGCAAAATCCCTCAACAAAGGGCATCATAGAATTATTGAAAAAATAAGGCATTATATTGAAGTTAATGATTCCTTTAAAAGAGCATGTAAGGTAAGAGTTATTATAGTAAAAGGGAAGAATGTAGACGCATATGATTTAGGTAGGGGGGCAACTATATTTATTATTAAGAGGTTTACGGGGATAGACAAAGAGATATGGGCAAGGTTAGGTATTAATCTAACTATGAAAGATTATCTGGAGGACAGGGATGGTAATTGAACTATTAAAGTTACTGAGGTTTTTCGTGATATCTACAATTGCAGGTGCCTTTCTTGCCATTGTTGTGGGTTGGCTGTTATTTAAGGTAGTTAGTAAGATCAGAAGAAAATCATATAAGGAGTATATGAATGGAAAAAGAACAGGTAGATTTAATTAAACCCATAAAGATGCAACATAAGAGAAGGGTGTATCATTTAATAGAAGCAACTCCTGAAGAATTATCAGGAGTAATCGATTGTTGTACGTTATGTCACCTAAGATGGGAGTGTAATAATTCAAAAGATGCCGTGCTCAAAAAGAGGTTATTAAGATGTACTAACCCATCGCTTGATAGGGGTACATGGAGATTAGTAAAGAGATTACCCAGATCCACAATCATACCGTTCAATAAGTCGCAGGGAGGAAGACAGGAATAAATATTTCCTGTTTTTTTTTATTTTCCTGCGTGATTTTTTAACAGATATAGGATATAATTTAATTAAGATAGATAGTAAGTAACAAAACAAGAAAGGAGAAGATATGAAGATAGTAGGACTGATAACAAGTAAACATACAATATTCGTACATGGTATAACACATATATGGAAGAATGCAAGAGAGGTAGGAGTTACCTTAAGAATGGGAGATGGGCCAGATATAATATTATATAGAGGGGAGAATACAGATAAATTTAAAGAGATATTGGAAATCCGTATTGCCGCAGCTTTTACAGGAGATCTGATGTGGATAGATTGCTGTGCGATAGGAGATGAGGTCGATGGAAAACAAAAAGATACAGATAGTGTTTGAGACATTAGATAGAGGAAGTACGATGAGCTTTGGTAAGTATAAGGGAAAGAAGATTGCAGAGATTCTTGCAAAGGATACACCTTATCTAGTATGGCTGCGTATACACACGGATACAGCATTTACTAAGGGAATTAATAAAGAGATTGACAGAAGGATGTTAAGACTGTTTGAAGCGTTAAAACAGGCAAGAGAATCGGGTGGATATAGTAAACAAAACTTTTTTAAGGAGGATTATTAGATGGAAAAATGGTGTTTTACATTTGGATCAGATCATAGAGACAGTGAAGGACGTACATTAAAAGATTGCTTTGTGACTGTTGAGGGAAGCTTCAACGCAGCAAGAAACATGATACATACAGCAAGAGGAGATAAATGGGCATTTCAATATAGTGCAGAGGGGTTTGAATCACAGGTATACGAATATGACTTAGTAGAAAGAACACTTGAGGAGGTAACTATCAATGATTAAATTAGAGTCTAACCCTATTAACCACTTAAAATTATTAAAACATTTTACATTCACTGACCCCTACTCATTTGTAGATGAGATAGCACAGAATGCGAGTAGAGCCAAAGCAAAGAAGTTAGTGGTATCTACAAGGTCCGGGGATACATTAATTCTTTATAACGATGGTAAGGTTTTAGAAGATCCACAGGCCTTATTTAGCATAGCAGAGTCCAACTGGGACGAGACTGTGAAAGAGGAGAATCCATTTGGTATAGGATTCTTTTCAATAGTAGCTGCATATAATAAAGCTTATATAAGAAGTGGTATACATTCGATAAACTTGGATGTTAATAAACTTATAAGCGGAGATCCTCAGGGATTGATACACAACGAGGCGGAGAAGTTTTTAGGTTTTAGCTTAGAGCTTTCGGATCCTATAATAGAAGTTGATATGGATAAGGTACAAAAAAGATTGGAGGATATTAGTGCATACTCGGATAACCTAGATATATTCTTCGAGGGAGAGGAACTACCAAAGCTAGATAAGTTCACGGCATCCTATGATGTGGATATAAGCACTAAAGTAGATGAGGCTTCATTAAAAGGATGGGTAGGACTATATCAATATGGATGGTCAGAGGAATTAGAGATAATATATAATGGTAGGAGTGTAAAGAATTTTAGAGTACCCTACTTAAAAGGGCAAATCCACATATCAAGTGGCGTATTAGATTTAAGAGCACCTGATCGTAAAGATGTAATTATTAATGATAAGATGCGTAGGTTTGAAGCAAGGATTACGAAGATAGGTAAGCAGCTTGCTAGAATCGCTGTTAAATCTGAGTATCGTAGTAAGTACGGAGAAGCTATTAAAAGAATACTAGAAGTAGAAGAATACTACGCCAATATAAAGCTACATGTGTTAGAAGGAGCGGATATTGAGGGTATCGAAAGATATTTTAAGTCGGGTATTGGTACATATAGTAAATTCTTAGCAATTGAGGCTTCTAAAGTACCTATGCCTAAACCTCAGGCACCCACAACAGTCGAGAAGAGAAGTGCTGTTCCTTATAATTTTAATAGAGAGGATGTAGAGTATGTTGGAGGGGGATATTCATCAGGATATGTAGCGGAATCGAAAATAAAAATGAATACGGAACTGTATGATTACTCCGAAAAGCTTGCATTCTACGTAGAGCAAGACAACCTTAGTAGGTACAAAACTAAGATAGAGACGATGAAGAAGTTTAATATCCCTATTGTAATAACAATGGATGCACTAGAGAAAGAGGTATGTGAGTATTATGGGATGACCCACATATCGAAGGAATTCGAACCCTCAATAGTATTTAAATCCCATGTAGATACCAGCCAGTCTTTTAGTAAGTCAGATATACGCGCCTCAAGACTATTAAATACACTTTCTAAGGAGATTATAGGTAGGGAGATATTTAAGCTGGCTAAAGTAACTACCAACGAGATTGTGGAAATACCAGAAATTAAGAGGGTAGATGAGAAGTCTTTAGGGGAGGTGCCCATAGTACTATCTGAGTGCAAGACTTTTATATACATTAATCCTTCACTAATGGAGCATAGCCTAAGAGAGAGTACTACTGATAAGATGACTATAACGGATTATAAATTCATACTTAGATATATCAAGGACATCAGTGCATTAATGGGAAAAGTGGATAACGCCACAAACCATGAGGATAAAATATTAGAATTACTTGGGCAGTAAGTTATTAGGAGGAAAAAATGGGTAAAGAGATGGGTGCTAACATACAGGAAAGATTCAAATACAACCAGCTAGATATACATATGTACAGATCCTTAAAAGAAAACAGAGTGAGAATCCGCGTTGAAAATCAGGCCACAGGTAAGAGCATTTCGCAGAGATTAAATAAGGAACAGATGGAACATCTTATTAAAAAATTACAGAATATGATAGGAGGAATGTAAAAAATGAGGGAGTTAGGAATTGATGGAGAGGGAATGGGTAGAAAGATGAAGACGGAAGAGGACCTCAAAGAAGTGATAATAGCACCTGTGGAAGCAGCAATGGACGCAAATCGAGCAACCGCACAACTGCTGAGAGATGAGATAGTATTCTTAAAAGGGCATATTACAGAGCTACAAACTCGATTAGATAGGGCTATAGAGGGGAAGCTTGAGTATAGTTTTCTGGAAGATGTATTAAAAAACTACGAGGACTTGACTACAACAGTAAAAGACCTTGAGAAATATTTTAAAACTATGTATCAAGATCGCAGTGATAGTACTAACTTCATAGAACGTGCAAGAAAAGAGCAGAGACCCGCTACAAAGATACTAGTAGCTGCATATGATAAGGCCTGCCTAGACATAGAGAATTTAAAAAATAAGAAGGTGATGATATATGACTAAGGTATCTGCTGAAGGCAAAGAATTAGGAACATGTACCAGTATAGAGAAGGATAATGAGTACGAGAACCTAAGAAAAAAGATAGCTCATTATAGAGCGAAAAAGAGAGGGGGTATCTTCTATGACTTTAATCACGAGGACTTAGATCTGATGGAAGAGTGTATAAAATTTAGGATGAAGTGGCTCAATAGATTAAGATACTGGCACCATGCAGAGAGTGGTAGTGTATGGGCATCTAGGAAAGATGAGATGCCAGAGAGTGATGGATTTGTAGTAGAATGTACCTTTAGAGAGTATATGGCGCTATGTATAGAATATAAAGTAGAAGGTATGGAGAAACTTATTGAGGATGTTAGTCTAGAGATGGATGATAAATCAGAAATTCCCGACTCGGGAGATGTGCTAACGGAGGGGTTTACTGCCGAGCTTATCAAAATATGTAGTGACTTTAATAATAGCCCTGATGGAGATATAGAACAATCGAGGTATAAAGATAGTATAAGGGATCTGATGAGAAGATATGAAGCCATGGGATTAGATAAGGAATATATGAAGAATAAACATTTCGAGGTTATATTAGGAGGTAAGTAATGGGGAAGAGTGCATTAACTTTAGAGGTATTTGAGGGAGATACGTTTATATCATCTCCCTTCAGAATCAAATGTCTTATGCTTTTAGAGAATGGAAGATGGTCACAGGGAATTATATATCGTAAACACATGAACGGGAAGTTAGGATATAAGTTACTTGAGAGTGCCATGGGCAATGGATTAGGTATATACAAGGATGCGGATATACCTGGAATAAAGTACTGGATAAATATAGATGATCAGGAGGATTTGGAATGCTAGAGGTAGCTAAAAAACATCAGGATAAATTAACACAGAGATTCTATGATATAAGGTTTAATGATTATTATAAATTCTTTAGCCTGTCTTCTTACTACTCAGATACCACATATTCTGCGGATGATTGGAACGAATTTAACTATGTAGGAGTAGATAAGCACGGAGAACCACAAGCAATGTTTAGAGCATGGGCAGATAGAGATAGTATGGTAGTTACGGAACTATCACTAGTAAATTTTGGACAATCACCCGTAGATTTCTACTCTGATTTTAAAATGTTCATAACTAGATTAATAGATGTAGGGATGCGAATGGTATGTTTTTCAGTGGCTGTAGGTAATCCTGCTGAGAAAACGTACGATAGATTTATTAAAAGATACGGAGGACGTATAGTAGGCACACACAAAGAACATGCAAAGCTAATAGATGGTAAATATTACGATATAAAGATGTACGAGATACGTACCGACATATTAAAGGGATTATTAAGACCTTAGTATTTGCGGTTATCCCACAATTAGCAGGCTGAGAACTCTGAAAAGGGTTCTTTTTTATTCCTCGATATAAATATTGATTTTGTAATGTTAAATAATGCATGTGTAGTTAGACGATCAACTTGTAAATATTCTCACTCATTACTTTTATATATACCGTTTGCTCAATAAGATTACTTCTAAGCATTGAGATTGCGATTATTTATATTTTTTTTAATAAATTGATTTCTTTTGTTAAAAAAAAATAAATAAAAAATAAAAAAAATGTATATAGAAATCGTTTTATTGAAAAATATCGCAATAATCTATATCTGTTCATTGTATTATGTAACAGATGCGTTTAGAAATTAATCGAGGGATATTTTAACAAGATATTTCAACCGAGGAGATAGCAGAGAAGTACTTGTGGACAGCTTCGATTTAGCGAGAATATAGCATCAAAACTGATCTGTGGATAGCATTTAAAATCGATTATAAAGCGCTTATTTGATTTGTATATGCGATTTAACAGTGAGATGCGAGTATTTAGTCGTATGCGATATGCAATGAGAATTTCAACAAGGAAAAAGAGGGACAAAACCATAATTTTTGAGTTTCCCCCTATAAAAATTTCAATTACCGATGTATAAATAAATAATATTATAAAATAAAATCGGGGGGTGGTAGTATAAAATAATTATTTTTATAATTTTTATGGTTTTAAATTATAATTATAATAAAAGAGGATTTCATTCTTTAAAATTTTATGCTGTTATATTTATAATAATTATTTAAAATATTTTATAGGTAGAAATAATTTTATTTTGGTGGGTGTTTTATTATTGAAAATATAGTATAATTAATATATAAAGAGAGAGAGAAATTAATATATTTATTAAAAAATAAATAAATATATTAAAAATATTTCGGGCCTTATGTTAATAAATATGTTATAATATTAATATAAGAGGAACAGAAATAAAAATAAAATATAGGAGATGGAAACTATGTACGTACGTGAAAAAATTATGAGGGAATTATTAAAAAATAATATTAAAAAATTAGATTCTGAACAAGAAAGTTATATTATTGAGTTTGAAAATACTGAATTAAACTTCCACAGGACAAATGTATTTTTTGGATTAATAGAGGATGTTGAAGAAGACGTATTTAATAATTTTTCAGATGATGATTATATTTTAGAAATTAGATTAGAGGATAATAAATTATATGTATTAATAAATACAAACGGAACGGATTACCAATTAATAATAAAAATTACAAAAGTTATGGAAAAACACCTATAATATAAAATATTGAATATTGAGGTTATATAAATTAAATATAACTTTGGTATTAAGTATTATATAAAATAAGGAGGAACTAAAGATGGAAAAAATATTATTAGGTAGGTTAGGTCTTATTGAAAACAGAAGTGGTAGTTATTTATTTGAGGAAACAAACTATGTTAAAAAAGAATCAAAATGCTATGTAGTCTACAGGTCATTAAAAGAGTTAGTGGAAGAGGTTAAAAAAATAATATCAGACTATGAATTAAACGGAATCTATATGGTATCTTGGGAAATAAAAGATAATAGTTTATATGTAGAATTTAATGATGATGGTGATGAATTAAGTTTTATAATTAGACATGATAATCAAATTCAAAGATAGTATAAAATATTGAATATTGAAGTTATATAAATTAAATATAACTTCATTATTAAATATTATATAGAGGAAAGTATAGTATTTATAGTTATGTAGTATTACTTTAATTATAAAATATTTGTAGAGTATTTTGTTCAAGATTTTATAATTAAAAATTAGTAAGAGGATTTAAACTTGGACATTTTTAAAATTTAATATTAAAATAAAAGGAGACGATTTTTATGAAAAGATCTGAAATGATTAAAATTTTAACTGAGGAATATTCTATGAAAGGGATCTCTAGAATTTCAAAAGATGATTTAGAAAAATTATATTCTGAGACTGTTGGAAACAATATAGAAAAAGAAGTTGAGGAAGTATTATTAGACAAATCGAATGAAGAAATTATAGAAGAGGTTAAAGAAATGGAATTAGACAAAGTTGAAGAAGTAGTATTAAAAGACGAATCTGAAGAAGTAGTACCAGAAGATAATAGTGAAGAAGTAGATACTATTGATAAAGAAAAGTTAGAAAAAGAAAACCAAGAAATTATAGAAAAGTATGAGTTGGTAGGAAAAAATAAAACTCAAAAAATTACAATTTTATATGATGGAGGTTTTACAATTTCAAAAATAAGTAGTCTATTAGAAATTAGATACCAACATGTTTATAATACTTTAAAAAGAAAAGGTTCAATAGTTGGTAGAAAAAGTGTAGATGAATATGTAGAAAAAGTAGATACAGAAGTCTTAGAATTAGATGTAGAATCTTCTATATAGGAGGATTTGGTTTGAACGAAAAATTGATACAATAGCGAGTTTATAGTATTAAAAATTTGGATTATATAAGGTAGGTTTAATATAATCCAAATATTGAATATTATAAAAAAGAGGAGTGATTTAAAATGGAAAGGTATAATATTTATGCAGTAAATGTACTAGGTGTTAGAGTATTTAATTTAGGTATAACAGTTGATAGAACTGAAAAGTGGGTAATAAAAGAGGTAAAAAGACTAAACAGTTTAGATAGAGAAGACATAGTATATGGATATGAGGAGGTCTAAATGTTAAGAGAATATTGGAAGATACTTAAGGTACAGAAAGGTTATAAAGAATGGAACAGTTGTAATAATAGTTTTGAAAAGTATATAGAGGAAGTTAGGAAGAATATTATAGAAGAGTGGAAGGAGATTTAAATATCTCCCTCTTTTATTTTTAGAATATTTAGGTAGCCCTGTTTATTAAAATCCGCATTTATAAGGGTCTTTTATTGCTTTACATTAGACTTTTTCGGAAGAAAAAAATGGTATACTTGGCTCGATTTTTCACGTTTTAACATAAAAATTAGGACCGAAAAAATTACTTAAAATTATAGGGACCCAAAATCTTCCAAGAGGATGAAAACTACATCTACATTATTTTCCTCGACAATCTTACCTTTCACTTCAAATATCTCACCTAAAGAGCCTTTCACGACGTCCCCTCTTTTTAAGCTTAACCATCCACGTAATTCATCCCTTCCTTCCACGTATCTATTTATCATACGGTCCGTTACATAATCCTTTAGTATCACTTCTAACATTACCTCATCTCCTCACTGATTAGCTCAAAATCCAATAAATCCAACTCTTTCTCGGCTAGTTCTTGTACTATCTCATTCCTGTTATGTAGGTATAAACTAGCTTTATAAGCCATAAAATCCTGTAGTAATTCACCATCTAATCGATAATCCAATTTGTTAATTATGAACTCTATATATGAAGGCTCCATCATAAGAACCCAGCTAGCTTTTTCGCCACGATATTTGCCAAATTCTAAAATGCTATTCGATAATAATATACTTTTCTCAAAGTTTAAGTTTATTTTATTTCCCAATTAATATACCTCTCTTCCTCTCAATATGAACATCAGTAATTACTAATAAAATCAAAGCACTTTTGCATTTCCCTCTTTAATTGAATTCTGCTATATAGGAGCATTTGGTTTTGCTGAAAAATCAGGCCAATATACTATCAGGTGCATCTGGTTTGCCCTTTTCCACAGATAACTGCTGCTTTTCCTTCTTTCTTTTGGTGTTTTCATATTATCTACTGGAAAATCGCCTTTAACATAGTGATTATAAGCGATTATCTGCATATTTTTAGCGATTTAACAGTTTAGATGAATAAATACTCGCCTGAGCTATTAAATCGCTTTAAAAACAGTTTAAATCAGTGTTTTTACCTCTTGAAAATGCGTTTTTCCACAAACATCATAGGATGATCCGGATAACCTCTTATTCCTGTGGGATTTTCGGTTTTTTCTTCTTCAGGTCATTCAGTTCACCTGATATAATAACTCCTACTAATTGCTCACTACTATATAACCATGTTAGATGTTTTGACTCTATATTTACCTCGTCGAAAGTAACTAACCTTCCGTCTGAGAATATAGTATATTTATTATTCTCCTCGTTATGGTTAAGTATGAAATCATCTTCCATAACCTGTTCTATCATTTGTCTGATGTGTGGCATGTTACCCCCCTATGTCTTAAATAATCTTCCCAATCGCCCCAAGTATATCCTGCGACTGTTAAGGCCTCTAATATCTTCTCATCTCTCTTCTCCTGGAGGTCTACATACTCGAGTGCGAACTGCATTCTCATATATAACGTATCTAGGGAAATAATATCACAATCCTGGTATATCCAAGTATCTGTATAGGTGCTACTAATATCATGTCCCTTTGCCTTCCTAGGTAATTCCTCTGTATTAGGCATAACCACTTCTCTTTTTATATCGTGCCATAAACTATACCTATCTTCAATGTTTAATAGGCGCTCTCTTAACGTAGGCATACTATCTATGAAGTTACTCCACACATTACACTTCTTATACTCTGGACATCCTGCTAATTTGATGCAGTTTGGTACACACATAAACGCTATTGCAGGATCTATCTTACCTACCTCTTTTATTACCTCTTTTATTACATCCCTAGTTTCTTTACTTGCCTTTGTACACAGTCTTTGGTTTGATGCCTGTATTAATTCCTGACCTGATATAAACCACCTAAAACTATTAGGTGTTAGCCGAGTGATTTCGTTACTGGGAACTCCTGTAATATCTTCTCTCATTGTACGTACAAATGGTTGTGCATGTACATGTCTTACTAGATGATTTATTACGAAGTTAGGTACATCCTCAATATCTATGGCATATACTAATTCCCTTAACATGCTGTGGTTTGCGATTACTGTATCGAGTATCCACCTGGCAGAAGGCATCATACCTTTTTCCTTTGGCTTCTTACCCTGTGTATATAGTGCTGCACTATATACTACATCCCAATCCATCATCTTATTTACAGTTATTTTCATTTTGTCTCCCTTGCTATATCTACTAATGTACTTAAACTTGCTATAGGTGTACTAAGGTGCACTAATAATCTATTCACATAGTCGTGGTCTATCCTATCTCCAAACTTATTTATAAGCTCCTCTCTTTTAGATACGTAATATGCGTGAGGACATCCTCCAAACTTAATACTCATAGCACACCAATCCAATACCATCTCTACCATCTCAGTTTTCGACATTGCGCCGACTATGAAGTACTCCGGATGATGTGTATTTTCTGAATAGTGTGCCTTCCAAGCCTTTTCAAATGAGTAGGGGGTTATGGCATCTCCTTCATCTCCTCCTTCGGCAAAGAACTTCTTACGGTAGGCATCAAATTCTAACTCTCCGAATTTACTTAAATCGTGGGCTATTACTCTTCTTCTTAGTCTATCCTCATCCATGGGAGTAAGTCCCACTATCGGAGGCTCTCCATCAGGTACGTTACCCTCGGCATAGCATAATGCATTATATGCTGCTAATATATTTCTTTTATGTTCCACGATATAGTCAAAATATTCCCTGTCCTTTTCCGTGAATCTATTCATTATTTTCCTCCTTATTCTATGATTAACCCTTTAATATAATACAATTTAACGCAATACAGCTTTGCAATACATATAAATACAAAGCTAATTAACTCAACGAAGCTAGTCAAGCTTATGACTGTTTATATCAAGCCATTCCAGCCACTCTTTCTTCAAACCTTCAAGATACTTCTTATCCACAATCTTGAACGCCGACTTCTCTGTGGACCTTACTTCTAATGTCTCGGTAATATATTTAACCCTTCCTGATCTAAGATCAGATACTATTAAATAGGATTTACCGGCTCTCCTTAAATTAAAGGGGTGATCTTCATAAGACACCCCTACATGTTTTGCACCTTCTATTTGATTTCTAATGTTTTGCAGTACTGTCATTTTTTACCTCTTTTTCTATAGCACCTAACGTTTCTCTTATACGTAGTAGATCATGTACCATATCAGGTACTGCATCTGCATACTCTCCAACAACTATTGTCACGGGAACGCCTTTCCACTGGGCCTGTAACATAACGAAAGGACTAGGAATTTCCTTTAGATCCCCACAAGATATCAGGTGTGTAATTACGCCATCTAAGTCTTTCGTGAAGGCAGCGCTCTTTATTTTTTCTTCATCTGTCTTAGCCTCTATTACATGTTTTTGTATTTCTACCGCCATTATTTTCTACCCTCTTTCTATCATACAAGAGGCTCTGCTAAAGCCCACATAAACATAAAGTAAAACACGAGTAACAGGGCTAATAACACTACCGCAGTACCAACTATTTCGAGAATTTTTTTTATTAATTTCATTATCTTCTTCCCCCTATCTTCGTGTGCCTCTAGCAAAACATATGCCCCTTCTTTTTATTCCTTACATTATTAAACCGGCTATGCCATAGTGCTTATAGAATTCTTGCATGTTTTCTAGTTTTAATCCTACATTAATTAACTGGTCTTCCACACTTAGTTGAGCCTCTTCTTTTAAATGTTTGAAATCCTCAACAGTGTACTCATAGTACTTTTTAAGGGCTCTTTCTACTTCATATACACCTCTAGGAATCTTCTCTTCTCTACCGTGTACGTACACAAAACCCGTATAATCTAGTGTCCATTTACCATCTAAAAGGTAACCACCCTGTATGTATCTAGTAACGTTTATTATTGATTTTGTACCTGTTAGTTTAACTAACTCCCGTGCATTTTTAGCAACTACTACTTCCTTTGTTAATAAATTTTTAGCCTGCACCTCACACTGCATCAGATTACATCCCTCCTCTTAATACAAAGGGGGTATTAAACCCCCCATGTTATTATAACCCTTTTACTTCTTTCACTACGTTTTTATCATTTCCTTGGTACTGCTCTACTTCTAATTTTACTACACAATCGATACCTACTAATTCTTCTGGATCTACATCTATCGATCCTGATACATCATATCCAAAGGCTTTTAGTACAGATTTCAATTTCCATAAAGCTGCAGGTTTTAATGAGGCGATATCAAATACAGTAGCACCTGATACATCTACATCTGTTCCTTCTTCAGTATCTATTACACCTGTGATTTCATATTGGAAGTTTAAGAACTTACCATCTTTTGCCTTATTGTCTTTTAACTCTACTTTTTTAACTGTTGCCATGTATTCCCCTTTTGGTAATACTTTAAATCCACTGTCTTGTACATCCGTAAAATCTAAATTCATTCTTGTTCCTCCTACGATTTCTTTTTATTTTTTATTTTTTAGCTGAGTTAAGGAACTCAGTTACTTCCTCAAAGGTTATTACTGGTTGAACACAATCCAATCCCAGTTTTTCAAATATTACGGCCATATCAGGATCATTTATTGAGTTACCTAATATATCAAATCTATCTTTTGCAACTGTCTTCGAGGCTTTCCCCAAAGGCTGGAAATACATAACTCTCTTAGATACAGGCCCAGCATTCAAAGTAGAGTAGTAAATTACTAAGTCAAGCATAGCGCATATTACCTCAGGGGTATTTTTACCACTAAACTTAGGTACAGTCTCAATAACGGCATCATTCTCATCCTTCTTATCAAGCACATGAGCTGTGAACCATGTATTAATAGGTAAGTCTCTAAAGGCCTTCGTCATAAACATTACCATGTTTATATTTTTACCCCAGTGCTGTATCTCAGGATTCTTAATATCTATAAACCCTGTGTTAGGCACTATATGATCCATTGCACTGCTTTGTGTTTCAGAGAAACTATCAATAACCACATGTATATAATTATACCATTTTTCTGGATTTGTTGTATCCGAAAACCATGCCTCAGCTGTAAGTAATTTTCTACTCAGCATTTCTACCTTAGCTACATCTTTTGCATTTACAGCAGCCCTTATCGAGGCTATATCTTTTAAGTGGCCATCTAGCTTATTATACACATCATTGAATTCTATGAACTTCTCTGGTCTCATTACTGACATCATAGGATGTTGAATCTCAAGCCTCTTCTTTAATCCACCCTCTAAATCTATATATAATAACTTGCAGCCTCTCTTCTTTGCATGTACTTCTAACTGAGTCATTGCAACTGTCTTTCCAACTCCCGGTTTACTATATATCAGACCCTTACTGTACTCTGTCTCTACTGATTTTTTCATTAATCCTCCTTGCTTAGCTCTTCTAATTCCCCAAGAAGCTCTTTCATTTTATCGTCCTTCTCCGCTAGTATAACGAATATTGCCTCTTCCTCTATCTTGGCTTTTCTTGCAGCCATCTGAGCTCTTATATCTTTAATCTTAGTCTCTCTTTCTATTGCAGCCTCATGAGCTGCAAGATCTACTTTCTGCACTATCCATGCAGTTGCCGTATTTGCTTCAACCGTACTTACTAAAGAAGTAACCTCTACAATTTTAGCAACAGTGAATCCCGTAGAACACTTAACAACTACTAGATCACCCTCATTATATTCCCCAGAGGCTCTAAATAGATATAACCTACCATCATTACGAAACTCTTTATTACTACTAACATCAAATGAAACTCTTACGTATACTGTACTCATTATTCCTCATCTCCTTCATCTACTATCTCATCCAGCATGGCTGTTGTTGTGATTCTCTCTACTTTTTTAGGAGGCTCTGGTAGTGCTAATTTTTTATTAGTATTCTCACACATGTCCAAATACTCGCATGATCCACAATTCATTACTGTGGGATTAGGTGTACATCTAACTAAACCTGCTAACATTATTGTAGGATCTTCCCAGTCATCCAGCCTAACCCTATCTCTGAAGGCCATCATCTCATCCCACAGGTCTTCAAATCTTTTGATTATCTCATCCTTCTCCTCCTCTGTTTTAATGATAATATCTCTTTTTATAAATCTCTCTCCATTACACATCAATGATGCTAATCTTGATTTATTTGCATCAGGGGCCGCTTCTACGGAACCGTAGAAATCGATTAATGCTTGTTTATATATTTCAGGAGTTGTGTCTATTGCTGCCGCGCTTATTCCTCCTTTTACTAAAGGAGAAGGAGTTCTAGGTAATTTTTTCTTTATTTGATTATATATGGCTCCTGCGATCTTCACACCTAATACTTTCTCAGCTAGAGCTATGTATAATGTTATTTGTGCATCCACTCTAAGAGATTCTTTGGAGAAAGATGCCGGTGCTTTATGTTCCATTATATAATAATCCCCTGTATCTCTATCTTTTACAAGACCATCTATAACAAATTTAATAGATCTACCATTTGCCTCATATGTATACATTTCCTCCAACGATATTACATCGAAGTTATCATTTTCAGCTGCAAATATTAGGTAATTATCTAAGAGTTGCTCAGCAAATTTAGCTTCCTCTTTTATAACAAACTCATATGAAGGATGTTCCTCTATTAGGACCTTAACTGTTTCACTTATGCCTTTTATAGGACTCTCATTCATATAAAATGATTCTAATCCTGCATGTACTAATGTACCTGTTACAAAATACTTCTTAAAACCTCTTCCATATCCTGCTTTCTCAAATCCCCATTTCCTTCTGCATCCCATCCAACTTCTTGCTTGTGATGCAGATATTGCTGTGGTACCCTTTGCTACGTTCGATACTGCCGTAAAATCCATTACTTACCTCCTATAATCTTCTGGTTTTATCAAGCCACCTCTACTAAGAGCTGTTACATAGTTAGTGACTTGTATTTGTGAAGAGTAGGAGTACTCATTCGACTTTAACCAATTGATTAATACTAAATACTTATACTCAAGGCTTTTGCCTTTCATATCAATCCTCTTCTGCTGCCACGCTTCTTCAGGAATAAATTTTTGAATATCTGCTCTTGGAGTTCTTCCAAAATACACTAATGCCCAATCTAAGTTTTTCATCTCTTTTTCCTCCTCTCTTCTTATAATTATTATATAGCAATTACACATATTAGTCAACAAGTTTTTTTAAATTTTAACGAGTTTTTTTATTTTGTACTGCGTCTACTTTTTTGTAGTTGATATAATTCAGTTGACACAATGATTCTATTTATTATTCTATTTCTTTTCTTTAGTACCTTTTCCAAATCCTCTTCCACAGAGTCCTTGGTTATGAAGGATACTATCTGTGGTATCCCTTTTTGACCCATACGATTTATCCGATCTTCAACCTGCTCATTTAGCTTAGGATTCCAACTCTTATCCATAAAGATTAGGATACTAGAGGTTTGTAAATTCAAACCTACGCCTCCTGCTCTAATAGTACCAATAAAAATACGGATATCCCCCTTTTCAAAGCCATGTAACATACTCTTTCTTTCCTGATCTTTTGTTTCACCCGTAAAAACACATGTTTTATACTTCTTTGAAAGTAGCTCTTGTAATTTATATGCATAGCTTCTAAATTCAGTAAAAATAACTATTTGATCGCTTATATCAATAGAATCTACGTATTCTAGTAATGCTTCAGTCTTAGCACTTGGAGCACCCTCAGATCCTAAAATAAGAGAAGGATCCAAACAGATCTGCCTGAGCCTCATCTGCTGCTCAAGGGCTGTGGATGCCATGAAAACTTCATCATGTGCCATAACCACAAGCATCTCTTTCTCCATCTGGTCGTACTGTTTCCTCTGTTTAGTATCCATTTTTACGATGACCTCTGAGTATATCTTTTCAGGAAGCTCTGTAAGAACCTCTTTCTTCGTTCTCCTTATCATATAAGGGGCTAGCATATCTTTAAACACTGATTCATTTGCCACTCCAGAAATCAATGGCATACTAGGGCAGAATATATTAGTAGTAGTACTTAGGTACTTCTCTACAAATTTCCAGTATCCCGAGAAAGTCTCCTTATCTAAGAGATTCAACTGCTGCCAAAGTTGTCCGGGTTGTATCATTATAGGTGTACCTGTTAATTGGAATAAGTAGGACGTCTTTAATTTCTTTACTCCTGCTACGTGAAGTGCCTTTCTATTTGATAGATTTTGGGATTCATCGAATATAACAAGATCCCATTCTTTTTCAAATCTATCATACTTAAATTTCTTTTTATTTCCTACACTCTCAAGTCTTAAAGAAGCGTATGTGGTTATATACCAATTTGCCTCTGACTCTGCCCAGTATTTCTTCTTTGCCGTAGTACCAGAAATAACAGCCGTTACCGATTTATTAGCATTCCATCCTATGGCCTCTTGCCAACTCCACATCAGTGCTTTTGGACAAACTACTAATATTCTCTGAGCTTTTATTCTATTCGCCGCTTCAATGGCCTCAATAGTCTTACCTAGGCCCATATCATTGGCATTTATAACTTTTTTCCTCTTTATCATTTCCTGTATGTCTTCTTCTTGGTACGGCCTTAGTAGAGATATAATATTACTCATAGAAGGTATCACTTTCTTTACCCACGCCAAAGTTTAAGTAATATATGGCGTGCCTCATACTATCTCTTGCATGTCTTATAACGGATGCAGGAATCTTATATTCCCATACATTATGTCTTTTAAGCGTATCGTCCGTTACAGCTTTTTTGGCATTAACCGCCATATTTTTAAACCACTTAATTCCACGAATTTTACATATGTATTTTAGTATACCTATTACTTGAACCGTGGCTAAATCAGAACCTACTTGAGTAGCTGCTTTATGTCCGTACAATCTAAACTCCTCAAACACAACCCTCTCTATCGACCACTCATGTGTCAATCTTGCGACATCATAGTGATAAGGAAACGTACCTGCATCTAATAGATATACAGAGATGTCCTCTGTATACTTTAATTGTCTCTTCCCTAATATATCATCAGGAAAATCCCACACACTATATCCTGTGGTATGTCCTGGATCCAATGATAAAATCCTCATAAGTTTCTCCCTCACTTCTAATCTTTTATTTTATAATATTTTTTAAGTTCTATGTACATACTAAGTACGTCCTTCATCTCCTTAATTATATCAATATTCTTCTGCTCAATATTCACTCTTTCAATCTTTTTTATAAGTCTATAAGTGAGGAATATATTACAAAAGGTAATAATAGGTACAGCAGCAAACCAAATATATATCCATATATCCATTAGTCTATGAAGCATATAAGTCCTCAACCCCTTTAAAAAGTTAGTTTTATTTTACCCGATTCTACTTTTACATCCCCGCCGTCTTCCTTATTTACACAGGACTGCATCTTTGCGTATCTCTTGTCCTTTATTAGGATACTTCTAGGGGTAGTTCTTTCTATTAGCTTAATGGCATTAACTAGGTGAAAGTATGCCATCTCCTCTATCTTTAGTACTTCCCCTTTACTCGTAATCCACAGGTCGTAGAATGAGATTACCTCCTCGGACTTGCTTATATAATCCATGAGGGCTTTCTTACTTTTATCCCATACATTTGGTTTACGTACTGCTTCAGGGAAGTATCTTCCCATCTCCCACTCTGCAAGAGATTCATAGGCATTTATTACTTTTCTTACCTCCTCATCACTACCACCTACATCAGGATGTACCTTCTTTAGTAGCTCTCTATACCTCTTTTTTATATCAGGTAATTCTAAATCATATACATCTTTACCAAAAAGTTCCATAATAAAATCTGTCGGAGCATTATGCATGGTCTTCCTCCTCCTTATATTTTTTCTTACTACCCCAGCCTGTCTTAGAATATTCAATATCCGCTTTAAAAGGTATATTCATATCTAATTTCTCAGGAGGTATTTTTTCCATAAAGTACTGAACTTTTTTTGCAATCATAGGAACTAATCCATCTGGACATTCTACAAGTATCGCATCATGTACTATGTTTACTATTTTTACATCTTTTGATAATCCTTCATCTGCAAACCATTTATTTACTTCCATAGCAGAGAAAAGAGTGAGATCACTAGCCGTTGACTGTATAGGAAAGTTAACCGCCTCGTTCTCATTGGAGTTCGCATTATCTGTGGTTGTTAGTCCGAATCTTCTAGTTCTTCCGAAAGGCGTAACAGGATCTTGACTATAAGGGGACTTCCTAGCTGTCCTTATCCATTCACCTGCCACAGGCATGTTATTGAACCAGTCGTCCATCAGTTTCTGCGCTTCAGGTAGAGATGAACCCAGCTGCTCCGCTACTGAGTGAACTCCTCTTCCATAAGCTAACCCGAAGTTTATTGTCTTTGCTCCGACTCTCTGCTCTTTTGTAAAGTTAGGACCGTATATCTGTGATGCAACAGTATCATGTAAATCTCCATCCCTGTTGTAGTTATCTATCATAACAGGATCCTGTGATAAGTATGCCAGTACTCTTAGCTCCGCCTGACTAAAATCGACCTCTATTAATGATTTACCTGGGGGAGAGGAAAACATATTTTTAATTTCTTTCAACCTAGGAATATTTTGTAAATTAGGACCCGATGAGGAAAGCCTTCCAGTAACAGTACCTGATATATTAAAACTAGCATGCACTCTATCTTCCTCTGTATGTTGCTCCATTACAGTGTCAATATAAGTACTCTTTAATTTTGCATAGCTTCTAAAAAACACTATGGCATATAGAAGTTCCTTCTTTAATCTCATATCATCATCACCACTAGCAAGCCATGCATCTATCTTGTCCTGCTCCACATAGTCAAAGTCGTCCATCTTACTCGCAGGGAACTTAAGAATACTTATCAACCAATATCCTATAGCCTTAATGTCTGTGGATCTTGACCTTTTATACATGGGTAGTTTTAATAAATCAATTAATACATGGCTGAGCTGTTTTGGAGATCCTGGATTAAACGACTTGGGAACACTCTTCGAACCTACAGCACTTACATATTTTTCAGGAGTAAACCCTGATTTTAAGACTAAATTTACGATATTGTTGTTTGCACCTGTTAGTAATGTATCGTATTCTTTATAAAGCTTCTTAGTATAATCTATATCCACGTATATTCCATTCATCTCTACGTCTGCTAGTAATGCACTTCCTGGTATTAGTATATTTTCATATAGTTTAGTACTTCCCTCCAGCTCTTTTAGCATTTCTTCTTTGAAGGCTCTTACACGTTTCTGATACACACAATCTTTTCCAAGGTATTCTATTAGGTCAGGATCGTACATATCCACAGATTCGAATTTTATTTTCCCTTTATATGAATCTATATTCAAAACATCCTCTGATTGAAACTCTAAACTATGTATCCCTTTTCTCTCATCCATTGCATAATTCATAAGAACTAAGTCTGCGTCTACCCTTGCTTTTATATTCCATTGATGTCTTAGGAACTTAACGTCAAACTTACCATTAGTCCATGCAAAGGTCTTTGTAGGATCTTCGAAGAATGTCCTTACTCTTCCTAGATCCGTCTCTGCTATGTCTGCAGGTAGTATCACCGCATTATTATTCTCTCCGTAGGACATACCCACAAGCAGTATCTTATCGTCTCTGAAATTAAATCCTCTGGTTTCTATATCACAATCAAACACATCATGGTAGGAGATTATATCAAAAAATTCATCCAAGGATTTTACTACTATTGTATTTATACCTTTTGCTATATTATCAGCTGCAGCCCTGTATCTTTGAAAGTCTCCCGCCTTTTTAAATGATTTTAGAAAGTCATGGAATCTTCCAGGTACTGCTAATACAGCTCCAGGGGCAGCAGCAGGTATCAGATAAGCACCCTGATGCTTCATCCACTTATGCCATGGAAAATATATGGGATCTCCCTTCTTATCTTTCCCTGTGGATATACCTCCAAAGACTATATAAACGTCATCCTTTATAAACCCTGAGGAAGCTAAAGTACCAGAGAGTACTGTATCGTACTCTCCTTTTTTCCATCCTAAGTTATCCATAATAGCATTTACAAATTGTTGCTCTCTCGGTTTTAAACTCCGCTCTAATAGTAAGTGTATCATTATAATAACACCTCGCAAGAGTTTACGATGTAATTAAGTTGTTGTTTTATCTTGTTATCCTCTCTATCTTTAAAATTTATAGTTGCTTCAGGCCTAGGTATTGCGAATAAATTCATAGTGGATAGATCATCATCTCTATAATCCCTAGCTACTATATATGCCATGCAAGAATCCAAGCCCCTTACCCATGGATGCATAGATGCATAGTACTCGATGTCAACTAAACCTACATGACTGCCCAATAAGTGATATTCATGCCCTCTTGCAGGATCTCTTCCAATTACACCAACTACATAAGCTCTACCCCCCTTCATTCTATCTAATACCTTAGGGATACCTATCGTATCTACCTTCATTGCAGATATAGTCTCATAACACTCCAGCCATTCCTCTACAGTATTGCCTTGAGGTACAGCCATTAGTTTAAATGGAGGCTGATTCGCATAACGTGAACGTACGTAGCTAAGGGCTTCTCTTACAGAATTTATAGTGTCCTTACTATTTAAGAATACATCTGGAAGTACTATCTCATTTACTTTATGCTCCTCCCCAAGATCACATAATCTTTGGATTGTCATGGCACTACCTAACTCTATGATACTGTTGTCCATTATTATGTATGCTTTTTTTCTATTTCTGAGGTTATTTTTTACATACTCTTCATTATCCATTAAATGGGCTAATAGCATGATATACCCTTCTGATGGATTTTTATACGCTGTTGGTACAATATGTGCTACTTTCATTATCTTCTTCCTCCCAAATGAATTTCAATAAGATCTGATATTTGTGCACTATTCATTACAGTAGTATCTAATGATCTTATCTTAATATTTCCGCAGTGACAATCTATTATAGTATTTATGGACCTTGTATAAATCTCATCAAAGTTCTGCGCCGTGTAGTTTTCCTGTGCATCAGGATTATTATTTACCACTCTTTCCATATAAGTAGCCTTATCCACAATATCTAAGTAGTATATTGATAGTGCTCCCAGAGAGGCTAGTTTCTGTAAAATTTCGGTTGCCTCTTCGGACTGGGCTTTCGTAGGAATATTAAAATACCTATCAGATATAGCATTAAATCTATCTATCACATATACTTTATTATCTGGACCCTCTTCAATTCTCTCACACACCTCTCTTGCGGCCTTCATATTAGCATCCCAGCTTCCTTCGTTTGTACACTTAGTATAAACGACATCATCTCTTATAAGATCTAAGTGCTTTCCTACTGTAGTTTTGTAGGTACCATCCATACCCTCTAAAATTACTATTTTTTTATATCTAGCTGCTGACTTGCTACTATCAAATCCTTCAGGATATCTCTTCGCTAATTTGGCATAGTTTCTCGCAGCTATTTCTTCCATTGGAATACCAATAGCTTCAGACATCAATGCAATATACCACATTACGTCTCCTAGCTCTTTGGCTATCTCCTCTTTATCCACAGAGTGCTTGTGGAATATGGCTTTTTTAACGATGTCCACTACTTCTCCTGCTTCTCCTCCTAGACCTAGAGCCCCTTCTAATAGCTCTAGTTGCTCCTTATCCATAGTAGCTCCTGCACTGTGATCTTTTCTAGTTCTCATACTTTTTTCTTGATACTCGTTAAACATGTTCATTTTTTACCTCCAGTTTATTATATTTAGCCCTATTATTTTCATAGGGATCTTCTATTATCGTAAAGTTATTGCGTAGGTGGTACCTAGATACTGTGATTAGGGTTACTTCTTTTTCATTTATAAGTATGTGAGTTCCTAATCCGTAATGAATACCCTCAAGTCGCCTACCTTTTTCGAAAACATAATCCATAGTTATATTTTTAGTATTATGTACTATCTTCTCTATAAATGTTTCCTTTACCTCTAATAATATCCTAGGTCTCGCATCCTTTATCATATTTTCCTCCTGATGACTAATTAAAAAGCCTGTAAAGCTATAATTAATTATAACACATACAGGCTTAGAAGTCAACAGTTATTTTTCTTTTTTAACATCTTTATTTATCTACCTATTAAAGCCATTAGTTCTGCTTTAGCGGATGGATTTGCTTTAAATACACCTCTCATAGCCGACGTAATTGTCTTACTTCCAGGTTTTTGGATACCTCTCATTGTCATGCAAGTATGTTCCATACCCTCAATGATAACAGCCACTCCCATAGGACTAAGTGCCTCCTCCAATGCATTTGCTATTTCCTGTGTTAGACCCTCCTGTATCTGTAACTTTTTAGAGGCTACATCCACAATCCTTGCCAGTTTGGAAATACCTACAATATTCCCAGGTCCTCTACCCGGTATATATGCAACATGAGCTTTTCCCATAAATGGCATTATATGATGCTCACATAGGCTATAAAATGGAATATCTTTTACTAGTACTATCTCATCGTGCTTTTCTGTGAACTTAGCCTCATTTAGTATGGCTACCAAGTCCTTCTCATAACCACTACAAGTTTCGTCTATATACATCTTAGCTACTCTAAAAGGGGTATCTTTTAAACCCTCTCTATCAGGATCCTCTCCTATGCATACTAATATAGTTCTTATGGCCTCAGCTATCTTCTCCACTTTTTTTACATCATGATCATCGTGAGCTTCCACCCATTCTTGCTTTCTCTCATCTGTCATTCCTATACCCCCGCTTGATTTGGCCACACTATTTTGTGCAGCTGTGTTAGTATTCTTACTTTGCTTTTTAAACTATCCGGTACTATCTCTAGACTGGCAAATGCAGTGCAGTTATCCTTGTAGGCAATCATGTCTACCTCTTCAACAGTATTTACTGCATTTATGATTACATGCTCTATATTATTTTCCAGGTTATTCTCTACAATGGCTTCCATTATTGCCTTTGCATTCTCAATATCATCTTCCCTTCCATCAGACATCAATTTAAGAGTTACATTTTGATGTCTTTGCACTAGATCCAAGATTTTTGAATAGTAGACTTCTATATCCGCAAAGGCGGTATTTCCTGCACTAGGTCCCTTAGGAGATATTGTTAGTTTAACACCTTTAGGAAATTCTCTAACAATACTACCCTGAGTTTCTATTTCTACAGTATACCCTGCAGCCATTAAATTTTCTACCAAAGTTACACAATTTGCATCTTTTAAAGGATTTCCCCCAGTAAGTACTACATGCTTTAATGTCCCTTTACCTAGATTGTCTAGTACATCTAATATAGTATTAGTGCTCATCCCTGTATAACTATCATGGTATGTATCACACCATACACACTTGAAGTCACATCCGGAGAGCCTTATAAATAAGCAAGGCTTCCCGATATTAGTTCCTTCTCCCTGAATTGTTGGGCCAAATATTTCATTAACAAATAATACGACATCACTTTTATTTACCTCTGACATTTACTCATCTCCTATTGCAAGAGGATAAGGATTATATTCTCCCCTATCAGTTGTTGCTACACTGGTAGGCGTTTCCCACAGGGATATACTTTCTAGCCTTATCGTAGGGTAGTGCTCTTTGAAGGTATCATCTAGTATCTGGAACATCCAATGAGACATGTGCTCTGCAGTTGTTCTGAACTGTAAATGTAGTATCTTAAAGTTAAAAGGTTTTAATGCCTTTCTAAGGGCTAATTCATCCTCAGAATCTCCAACTATTAACGCATGATCAAACTTATCAACGATTAACTCTTTGACTATACTTTTCAAATCAGAGAAGTCCATAACCATTCCCGCAGAACTTCCTTCAGATATAGCCTCATCCGATGATACTTTTACCTGTAATTTATATGTATGTCCGTGTAGGTTCTTACATAAGCCTTTATGGCCCGGTAAGAAGTGGGCACAATCCCATGTAAACTCTTTGGTTGCACTTACTCTCATTATTCTACCCCCTTGATATTTACATTATTTTTATATTTTATAGGATCTACTGCTTCTGCCTTCTCAAAGGCCTCTAATCTTTCTGTACAACTTCCGCATACGCCACATGCTTCTTCTTCACCTTTATAGCACGTCCACGTTAATGAATAATCTACCCCTAACTCTTTACCTAATATAGCTATATCTCCCTTATCTTTTTCAAGGTACGGTGCATGAAGTTCTACCTCAGACCAATCAGCTAATTTAAGTACACTTTTCATGGCTTTTACAAACTCAGGTCTGCAGTCAGGGTATATTGCATGGTCACCTGCATGTGCCCCGTAATATAGGTGCTTAGCCCCTATAGATATGGCAAATCCTGCAGCCAATGATATCAGGATCATATTTCTGTTTGGAACTACTGTGGATTTCATATTCTCCTCGGCATAATGCCCTTCAGGTATAGCTTCCGCGCCTGACACTAAGGTTGATGCAAATAATAACTCTTTACCCAAGAAGCTCACATCCACAAGCTTGTGTGCTACTCCTAATTTCTCACATGTCTTTTTAGCTAGTCCTAATTCTTTACTATGATTTTGTCCGTAATGAAATGATATTGCATCCACATTATTTGATCCAAAAGTTCTTACCACGTCATATAAGACCGTTGTAGAATCCATCCCACCTGACAGTATTACTACTGCCTTACTTGCCACTGCTACATTTTCTTTCATCTTTTCCTCCTAGTTATTTTTTATATTTAAATTGAAGCCCTTTTCATTACTGGGCAATCCAAACTTGTAATTCGCGATGTCTCCTAGCTTGACATCCTTCCATGCTGTTATTTGCTTGTCATCTTTCTTCGGATGATATTGAATCAGGTTACAAGGATCTTTCTGCGCCCTTCTTGTAAATATTTTAAGAGAGCATGGATATCTTCCAACAGATCTGCACCAGTTCTTATATATCTCGTATAACTCATCTTTAGGTATAAAATCACCATCAGAAGCAAGTATATTAGAATTAATAAATTCTGAAACAGTGTCATTACTATATCTGTATTGCAATGTATCCTTACTGATTGACTCAGAGGCCGTAAATCTCTTACTTCCTAGTATACGTTCAATACCTTCAAGAGCTAAATTCAACCATGCTGATTTTGCATCCTCTGATATCAGTGTTTCAAATAAGTGAGGATCCACCTGATCAGCCGAGAATTGATTAGGACAATTAACAACTAATAGTCTTTCAAAGTAGGCATCATTATAATCTATTATCGGAGGTAAGTCGTTACAACTAAATAGGAGCCTGGCTCTATTTCTAAAATAGAAAGTATCTCCATATTTTACCTCAGCAGATATTTTATCTCCACCCGTTAGCATTTTTATGATACCTGTGTACTTAACTGCGTCAGACTCGAGATCGGCATTTATGTTAGCCATCTTCCCAAATAAATTACTTGTAGAGAAGTTATTATTTGCCAGCTTTTGTAGTGGCTCATTAACAACATTTGTATCTCCAATAATATGGTTTATTATGTTAAGCCATACAGACTTACCATTGTTTCCACTACCCACAAGTATTAGGAATCTCTTTAGCTCCAGGGCGCCTGCTAATACATACCCATTAAATTCCCACAGGGTTTTTATTGCGTCTTCATTAAATACTTCCTCTGTAAATTGCTCAAGTCTAGGACAAGTAGCTGAGGCATCGAAGGTTGCAGTAATCTGCATGGTACTTTTATAATCTGGACTATGAGGTAATAAGACTCTACTTCTTACATCTAACATACCATTCTTACAGTTTATAAGATATCCAAACTCCTCATTCTCTAAAGACTCCGGAGGTGTATATGTCTTATCCTTCAACCACTCAATTGTTTCATCTCTATAGTTAGGTTTCCATATACTTTCTAGTAATCCCTGTATCATAGTAGAGGCATGTTCAATACCATCGCTTCTAAAGACACCACTCTCATATCTGTACAGAGTAGAGTTTAGAAACATGTACGAATCCTTATTTAATAAATGGGATCCCAAAAGATGAGGTAGGAATGTACTAGCACCTGAAGAGCTAATTTCAAAAAATCTTCCCGGACCTTGTATAGCCCTTAAATACTTCAATCTGTTTTTTAATGTACCCAATGATATTTCTTTTACTCCTCCTAGAAGAGAATGTATCTTTTTTAAATATACGGCCTGCTCTATTGCCCCCATAGGTATAAGACCCTCTAAGGCCTTATCCACAAGAGCGAACTTATCCGTATCTGTGGTTGCCTCTTTAATCCTCTCCAGTACTTTCTCTAAGGAATACGCTTTTGCTTTTGCCTGGGGAAGAGTGTGTTTGATTAAGTAATCAGTTCCTCTTTTTACTTTATCTCCTGAAGCCCATCCAGCTTCAGCAAATAACTTAAATGAGGCCACAACTTCAGAATCATTTAACCCCGTCTCAAATAATTTAATAGCAACCCAGAAATCATTTGCACTTCTATCACTAAGTAATTCATGTGGACATGTCTTAGCTCTATCTAATATAGATACGGGTACTATCTTCGACAACTCTGCCAAGGTATTAAATCCAATATGATCATCCAGTCTTAGATTTTCAGTGGTATCTCTACCTAAATCCATATCTACATTTGATTTTATATCATCTAATGTATATTTACTAATTAGATTTGTTGAAATTATCCTTGCTTTTTTAGGGTTATCCTTGTCTTTTATATTAGATGTTCCTGGAACTCTTAATATTCTAGATAAATTAAATGTGGCATCTGCTCCTATAGTTTTATGTAATGCCCTTGATAAAGTAAGCATTTCATTTCTATCCTCTGCACTCTCTAACCTTATAGCACTCTTCAATAACCAGTACGCATGGTATCCATTTCCACTATCCACAATTAGCGTGGGTTTTAGTGGGAAGGTGTTTATAGCATGTAGGCACTGCTCTTTCTTATGATCTTCATTAGACCCTTTGAACTGCTTTGCATCTATATCTACCCAAAATGTTTGAATAGCACTCACAGCATCGTCGGTTCCTAATGTCTTACCTCTTGGTAGCACACCCACAAAACAGTGACTCTTTCCTTCGTGACTTCTTATATTATCTGCTAACTTATCCAGCTCCGACACTTTATAGAAATGAGGTTCCACATGATTATCTTTAATGGGTCTAAACTCTATTAAGCTTGTCTCCGGAATGTTACCAAATAATGTAGCGATGTACGTCTGTAGATCTAATTCATTCATTGTTACCCCCTACACATGGCTAAGTAATGAAATACCTAGCTTCTCTTCAAATTCCATTAGGGTTTTTAATGTAACTCTTCCCTCTAGGACCCTTTTCTTTCTCATCGAGTAAGATTGTGCAGAGATTCCCATTGCTTCAGCTACCTTATCTTGTCTTCCGTCAAACTTTTCTATTTCTACCTTTTCTAACGTCAGGTATAGATTTGTTAAATTAATCATCTTTCTTTTCCTCCTCTCTGGCGTAGTTACTACTATACACATATTATAGCTGATAATTTGGGAAAATGCAACAATCTTTTTACTTTTTCTCTGTATTTGTTCTTATGAGTCATTGTACCAGATTGCGATTATTTATATTTTTTTCTATGAATTGATTTTGTTTGTTAAAAAAGAAAAAATAAAAATAAAAAAACTATATATAGAAATCGTTTTATTGAAAAATATCTCGATAATCGCTATCTAACTTAATCCTATTATATAATAGGTTTTACAGTAAAGCAACATATATTTTAAAAAATATACTTAATTGTTTATCGACCTGTAATAGCACGCATAATTGTGGAAATTAGTGGATGATACCCTCAAAATACAGTATATAAAAATACGAAATAGCTGTTCTGGAATAAATACTAAGATGATGCTAACGATCGCAAAAAACTATCACTTAATCGCTTATAATAATGAAAATAATACAATTTCAAGATATAAAAAAGAAGCTTTATCAGCTTCTTCTCATCTACCCTATTTTTTACCAAATGCAGAGACCACATACATCTGTATGGCTAATTGTAGGCTCTGCTTTATTACATCCTCAACAAAATCTATTCCGTTACTTTTTATTTTTTGTTTTGATAGGTCATATGCCAGCTTAAATTTACCTTCACCCTTATCACATAATATCCTATCCACCTGATGTTCAGTTATTTCTACTGCATACCTTATAAAAACTTGTTGGATAATGTTTTCAATTGTCATTATTCTATTTTCATGTACCCAATTTCCTATCCCTTCTGCAAGTTCAACGGATTCATTGATACTTTTGTAGTTTTTTTCTATGAAATTATCTGGAATATTATCAAATACTCTCATTAAAAAACCCCAAAACTTTGACTTACCCACAGACTTAACAATTGCTTTTAACCATTTTAGCATTTTTTAACCTCCCGAATTATTTTATTTTATTGGTACGTAATCCCATTTTTTACCTCCGGGCTTTGTAGCTTTTAATTTTTCCCTTCTATTTGTTCCTGTTCTTTTTAAAGATATATGGATCCATTTAGCCCCGTCATTTCTTTCTTCATGTATCAATTGGTCGAAAGGTAAACCTAGTCTAACTATTAGTGCAAAAGTCTCCTCTGTGGATAATCCCTTAACTACAAAATCTACAGCCCCGCCTTTAGTGTGTTGACTACCTTTAACGCCTCCAACAACTTCATTGTATTCAGGTGTTCTATACCAAGAGTTTATGATGATAGGTTTTTTTATTGCTCTTCTTAGAGGGTCCATAACCTTTTCAGCAATGTTTAGAGCATTTGATCTCACTTCTTCTGGTGTTCCCTTTGTAAGTCTCATTTCTGAGTCTTTAAAAAATTCAGGTTTGTACATTATCATTAACCTCCTTCGTTACATTGTTTTCTTCTACTTCACTCTCTGAAAGTTTTTTTATTATGGCTAATCTACCTGTAATGATCTTTGGTATTGGTACGTTCATTAGGGTAGCGTTCTCTATTAGTGATATAAGTTCATTAGCAATAAATGAATAAATTGTTAGAGACGCTACGAAATCGGTATGAAAAACGTAGTCTAGGAACCAACCTACGCACACAAATAAGAGCATCGTGCCTTTACGTATTAGTCCTTTTAAGCTCTGCCGACTTTCTAATCTACCACATTTTGTTTTTGGACTTTTTTTCCAAAAGATGGCTACAGCTAATCCAGTAATATAGTCAGCTATCATAAGTGTCATCAATAACCCTATCTCAGGTCCAAATACGCCTAGTACTTTAGAGACTATTCCAGTCACTATCCCTGATATAGCCAATAAAGCTGTTTTGTAATTAATCATTGAAACACTCCTTTCAAAATTATTATGTTCATTAAATTATATCTTATAACAATAGAAAAAGAAACTTATTTCTAAGTTTCTTTAGATTGATCCTATACAGATTCTACTTGTTCTGTAGCTAGTGCTTCTGCTTTTGCTTTTTCTTCAAACCATGCTAAGACTCTAGTTCTAACTTCTTCTCTATACTTTTCTGGAACTTCTTCTAGAGACATATCACCACAAACTACAGCTACTGTATATCTTTTTAACCACATTTCATCAATTCTTGTCCAATCCATTTATATCAACCCTCCTTCACTTAATAGATTTAAAATTATTAACTCAATTTTATTTTTTTCTCTTTCTTCTTGACTAGGTAATTTTGAAAGTGCGTTCGCCACCTCAATTCTTTTTATCTCCTCAGCTGCTAACCATTCTTTGTACTTATGTTCAGGTATCTCAGTTAGTGAGTTTTCTTCAATCTTTTGTTTTACTATTTCATTGATTACATTACCGTCCTCATCAAAATCAGTATCTGCAAAACTCCACTTATCTCCTTCTAGGCTTTCATAGTGTCTCATGTTTTTCCTCCTTATCTAAATTCTGACCACTTTACTAGACTATAACTTCCAGAATTAATTTTGTATGACACTCCTGTAGGAACCTCAAACCTTATACATAGATTTTGGCCAGATGAAGTTACACCATTACCATAAACAATAACACCACCTACTGTAGCACTGACTGTACCTGCTGCAGCCGAAAGTACTATTACATTAACTGTAATAGGTTTATTTGTACTATTAGTGTAAGTATTAGTTCCAATAACTCTCTGCGTGGTTACATCGACGTGGGCGTGATTCCAACCCAGACTTACATTCTTTACAAAGTTAGAACTCACAAGTGATAGTGAATCATCTGTGTACGGCACGCCGATACCTACAGATGGCTGTCCAAGTACTGGTGACCCTTTTAAATAATTTATATTACCCTCTATACGGTTCATATCTACATAACTGACACCATTACCTGTGAGCCAATTCTCTTTTGGGGTAGCCCATTCTGACATATTAATCCTCCTCTAAATCTACTTTTCTACCTGTTAGAGATGCAGTAAGTGTACCATCATATGAAAGTACTTGCTTAGTAACGGCAAACCCTGAAGGTCTACCAAATTCATAGCATTTTATTTTGTCCCCTAGCTCTACTGCTTGATTACCTCTCCAGCTGAGTTTAACATCTCTTCTAGGGTCTTTATAACTTGCCAGCAGTGTGTCTGCTATATTTTTAGCGACCGTGCTGTTTTGTACTAGATAGTTCTCCTCCATCACATATTTAATTGTGCCATTCTCTCTTATGGATGTGTCGTCGCTTGAGGGAATGGCTTGCGAGCCTGTAACCATTAAGTACTTACCTGTAATAGTGATTCTTACCTCCTCTGGATTAGTACTAACAAGGTTTATAACGGCTCCCCAGCTATAAAAGAAAGCGCTGACCACAGAGGTGTATAAGGGGAGGACATCTTCGTCTGCTTGCCTTAGCACTATTGCACCCTCTAGGGCAGGAGAATTATCATCCGAGTAGTTGGCAATTATCTGTACACTACCAGAGACACTTTCGGTAGTTGTATATAAATCCACAGTGTCGGAGGTGCTTCTTGGATAGGTAGTTACTACTATATAATTGGCTAGGCTACTAGAATCTACAGGGTTCTCTTTCTTCCTATAATTGTCTGAAGTTATCTCTAAGGGACCTTTGAAAGAGATTAACCTCAGAGTATTTATATCTAACTTAGACTCACAAGCAATGTTATACAATCTCAAACCTTTGAATTTAACAGTGTTAATAATACTATTAGCTTCGCCAGCTATATTAGATCTATGCGGTTGTATTCTATTGTATTTAATTGATAAATTACTTTCACCTGTGATATTAGATCTATTAGTTCTAAGTCTTTTAGCTGCTGAGGTTAAATTACTTTCACCTGTGATATTAGATCTATTAGTTCTAAGTCTTTTAGCTGCTGAGGTTAAATTACTTTCACCTGTGATATTAGCTGAAAATAGTATTATATCCCTGAGGTAAACACATTCTAATATCTTTGCAGATTTATATGGATGACTCCAAGTATTTATATCAACTCTAACTTTATCAATTTGAATCCCAATAGGTATAGTATTGCTCATTAATGTAGAGTTGTTAATCGGTATTGTCATCACTAGAGAACCTAAGTTATACGCGTATACTGCGTAATTAACTGCATACTCTAGCTTGGTATTTTCAAAACTTATACTAACTTCTTTTATGAATTTAGTCTCTTCTAGATCCCAAGTAATGAAGGGGGGCGATGAAAAATTTCCTAAAGAGTCAGATATTGCAGAACTAATAAAACCTACTTGATAACTGTCTGTAATTTCCCCCATGAGAACTTTATCTGAATCTAGTAAAAAATGACCGTCTAGTGAAATCCAATCGTACTCAGTTTCTGTTACAGTGTCATTTAATTGATCTGATCTACTTCTATATGCTTGCTCACTAGTGGTTAAGATCATTTATTTTCAACCCCTTATAGCATAGTTACTGTAAGATTACCAGCAGGTACTCTTAGTATATCATCTGTTAGTATTGTTCTAGGGTTTGGTAATGCACCCCAATAAAGAGCATTTCCAGCTGTAAGTGCGTCCATTACAAATATATGTGTTATATTACCCCAGTCTGCAGTTGCTGAAGGGAAATCTATATCTAGAGTATTTGCAGTAACTCCACCAGTAACTGTATTAAATGCTACTGCCTTACGTACATAGGCTCCACCAACTATTTCCTTTGTTAGTGTACCTGCTTCTAGTTCAGTAGTTGTGGGGCTATCTTTTAAAAGTGCTATGTATACGGTACCAGGACTACTGTAGGGTATATTTTTTAAAGTATGCGCTAGTAGTTTATTTTCTAAATAATTGGTCATATTAGCCATTTTTGTATTACCTCCTATACTTCTATTTTATTTATTGAAGGGAGTGATTCTTACTAATCCCTCTCTATCAGAGTATACCCTTGAAAGACTAGCCTCCGCCACTATTCTAAGAGCCTCTCTGTGTGTGATACTTGTAAACCACCCATAAGGTATTAAAAAGGTACTAAGGGATGTATCAATAGCGTACTGCTTCTCTGTAAGCCCGAAATCTTTTAGTACTACTTCAAATAATTCGTAGGCACTGGTGTTCTCCAAAACTGTACTTGTGGTTATTGTGGTATCAGTCATTAGATCAAGAATATCTCTGCAGGTAGCCTCTGCGTAAACAGCATCATCAGCTACGGACCAGTCACCTGACCAGAATACACCTAAAGGATGCCACTCAATCAGCTGCTCACTGTACTCTATACCTATCCAGGCCCTTACTTTTCTATTCTTTTTTACTAGCCCATACAAAGGGCTATGGTAATTACCCGGGTGATACAGGTTGTTAATGTTATTTATTTGAATATTTAACTCATTTGATGATATGTTTCCTATAGGCAAACTACCATTAGAAACTTCGCTTTCCTCCGTAAGCTCTAAAGAAATAATATCTGAATCTTCATATAAAGTCTTCACCGCGGAAAAGAATTCCAGTATTTTTGCACTGTGTCCTGGCTTATTCCACCTAGTTATTGTTAGTACCATACGGGTAGCTTCCAGTATACCCTCTGAGGATATGTCCTCCTGCCACGAGGTAGTGGTATTATCCACAACATATTTATCGAGTACTAAGGTGCTTCCTTCATATATCTTAATATTAAAGTCCGCAGGTAGCTCGGCTCTTGGCTCGTCACCTATTACCTTTAGTGCTAGTATAGGTCTTGGAATAAAGTCTAAGGTTATCACGGGTGGGTTTAAAAATATACCGCCAGAATTCGATACCTCTGTACTTCTCCATCCAACCTCATTTTCGATGAAATCATCATCCGTATAGGGCATTGTGACAAACGAACCACTAAGATCAGTAGTACTGTCTAATGAGAACCATTTGTGTGAGGGAGTAGTAACGTTGTTTGCTATTTGAAATAGTCTGCCATTAGGGCTAGAGTCATTTGCTGACAATGACAGATCAGTATCTATCTTAGGGTCAGACCACAAGATTTCAATCCTACCCCTCATTTTACGTCTGCCAGCTACTATTGCACTTAAGAAATCCTCACTTATTGGTAACATTCTACTCACCTCCATTTATAATTTTAACATATTTAAAGCCTTAATGCTAGTTGAACCTTACTTACCTAGTGTACTATGCCTCAGGCTGAGTAGCTCTTAATGTAAAAGATATGTTAGTCCATACCTCATCGGATATTAGACTGTACCTTGTACGATCGAAAGGGCTCATTTTTACCTCATATTCTTTTAATTCACCCTCAGAATCATAGTATTTAAAATTAAGAAAGCTTTTCAATCTGTATAAATACATTAAGGCTCTTAAGGATTCGCCTTTAATCTCAGAATACTCAATAGTAAACTCCTTCTTTCTCCATTTAATGTCCTCTACATATCTTCCTGAGGCCATCTCCTCTCCCCTCTTTTCCTCCTTCTCATCTATTTTTAATGGCCTCCTTCCAAGAGGAGTGAGTAATAACTCACTCCCTTTAATACCTAGCCAGAGATTCATGCTCATAGGTTACCTCCTCTTCTAGTACTTTCTTCTTTTAATTTAGGCCATAGTGATTTTGCAAAATTAGCTAATGTAGAATTATCCGTGACCATGTTATCTCCAATCAGCTGAATAATTATATTAGGAGCTACAGAGTCTCCGTCCGAAAACATATCATCATATCCTGGAGGTCTTTTTCCACCTGGAGTTGCTGCTGCAATAGATTGACCTATATAACTAAGCACGTCGTCCCTTAAAGGGATTACGGCCTCATCATCACCTGCCTCTCCTATGATTGCTTTTGTAGGTCCAGTAACTAATCCCCCTTTAGCAAAGCCGAATAAATCACCTATACCACCTATTACACCCCCTATACCGTCGACTATACCACCTACAAGACCTCCTATACCATCTACAATACCTCCTAATAGGCCACTACCCCCACCTGTTATACCTCCTAATAATTTTAATAGCCACTCCACAGGTTTCAGCAGTGCATCTAGGGCTGAGGCTACAAGATCTATAGGTTTTAATAGTACCTCTAGCGCGGATGATATAAGTTCAATGATAGGTGTCAATGCTCCTAGTATCGTTAGTAAAGGAGATAGTATTTTTAAAAGGGCCGTTAGTATTGTAATTATAGGTTTTAATAGAGGCATTAAGGCCGTAAGCCAGTCTGCAAGTATTACTAATATACCACTTAGCAATGTACTTAGAGGTCCTAGTAAAGGCTCAAGAACAACAAATATCTGTGATATAAGCTTTGCGAAAGATACAAGTGCAGGTAACATAGGAGTAAGCACATCTACTAATATTTGACCTGCTATTAAAAGTATCTCAGATAGAGGATCTATCAGTGGATATAGAAGAGTAAATAGCTCTTCGAATATAGGTAATAACTTAAGGGCTACTGATCCAAAGGAGGCAGATAATTTATTTAACACATCTGCAAATACAGTACTCTGCTCCGTCATATCAGAAAACAGTGCTACGAAGGCACTTGCAAAATTACCGGAGGTAAGATTCGTGAAGAAAGATCCGAAATCCACATCACTGAATAATTCATCAGAGATGCCCGACATAAAGTCCTTCAATTCGTTTCCTACAGCCTTTAGAGCTACTTTCATCTTATCCCTGAGTTTTCCCATATTATCAGACCACTTACTAGTCGTCTCATCTGCCTGACCCGTGCTTACACTATAAGCAGTGATTGCCTCATTGGCTGCAATGATTGCCTCTCGCTCATCATCTATCATCTTAATAGCTGTCTCTAGGGTAATTTCTCCTCTTGCTATCTGCCCATCAATATCTGTTAAAGATTGACGTCTATCTTCTAATGAGGATTTATTCATATCTACTATCTTTTTTTCCTCTTTCAGTCTATCCACAAACTTACCGGACGTTATCCCTATCTTTGCAAGGATATTAATGTTTCTTTGGAGTGCCATACTTCTATTCTCAAGGGATTGTACAGCATCCTTGTGCATATTCGTTTCATCTTTAAGGGATTCTATAATACCCTCGTTTGCAATCTTACTTGCCTCAGATACTCCTATACCCTCCTGAAGGGCCTTTCTTTCCTTTTCTAGTGCTAGGTATCTACTTCTTTCTGCTATATCCCACTTATTAAGACTTTTTAACTCATCATCTACAACAGATAGCCTCGACTTCATTAGCTCAAGAGATGCATTGTCCGTGTCTAAGGAGTCTTTATAAGTATTAGTTAGGTCCTCCCTTGCCTTCTTTTCCGCCTCAGCCAAAAGTCTTGCGGCCTCTCTTGCAGCTGACTCATCCTCTTTTACTTTCTTCGCAAGTAAAGCTGCAGCCTCTTCTTTTGATATGGCTCCTGTATTATCTACAACCGCTTTTGTATTATCCTCTGTTGTAGCCGTACCATCCTCTAGTGATTTCATATAAGCCTCATAAGCCTCTTTTGAGACTCCATAGCTTTCTGCTATTTCTGCACTACTACTACCAGCAAAACCTGTATACTTTTTAATCGTAGTTATTACATCATTTGTTGTTTTGCCTACTTGATCACCAAACCCTATAAAGCCATCCCCTATACGCCAAGTAGCCTTTGCAGCCTCTCCTGCATAGAAGGATATACTGCTTTGTGCAGATGCCATACTATTTGTGATAGATACTGTGCTTGCCTGTACCTTTGCAGATATCTTTGAAAACATATCCCCTATAAAAGGAATATCCTTAAATATGTCCAGCTTCTGTATTGTGGTATTTACTAAATCCACAATTGCTTTTGTTACCATTAAAAGACCTAGCTTTACATATGATCCCATCCACAGTACTCTATTTACTAGCCAGTCCATTATTCCTCCGAAAATATCTGTAAAGGAATCCCAGGCCTTAGCAACAGAATATGCCAATACACCTATGGCAGCTAACCCGGCAGCAAGAGCTGTTATTTTTAACAGGGCCATAGCATTTGCAGCAATGAATCCCCATATCGCCTTAGCCACAGAACTGATGATCGCTACTGATGTAATCCAGCCCTGCATAATTACTCCCCAGGCGGCTGTTAATGCCCCGACTATAAATAGTAAAGGTCCTAGACCTGCTAATAAACTACCTATGACGATGATTACCAATTTAACAACATCATTGATCTGTGCAAATCTATCCACAAGCCACTGTGCTGCCTCTATTAAAGCCATAAGCGCAGGTATTATAAAGTTCTTTAAGACAGGTAGTAATGCTGTACCTAATCTTATTTGCAACTCATTCACTGCGGAGGATAGTTGCTCCATTTGAAAGAAGGCACCTTCTTTAATAATATCACTCATTCTCTGTACTTCGCCATTGGCATTTTTTAAAGAGTCTTGGTATGTTTGTATCTTATCTGATCCCTTCTCTAGTAGCACGTTAATACCCAATAATGCCTGTTCATTGAACCCCATAAGCAGTAAAGAGTTCCGTTGCTCATCAGTCATATTGGCTGTGGCGTACTCTATACTTTTAATTATCTCCGCAAGGGGCTTCATATTACCCTGAAGATCAAAGGCCTTGATACCTAGCTTTTCAAATATAGGTGCAGCATCTTTCTTTGTCAGCTTAACTAGATCCCTAAGTACAGCATTTAGAGTTGTACCAGATTGAGAAGCTCCTATATTAGAATCTCCAAATAATCCCATAATACCTGACACATCGGCTAAGGTATAACCTAAGGCATTAGCCATAGGTGCTGCATACCGTAAAGATTCTCCTAGGGTGTCTATATCCACCTTGGAGTCCATTGCAGCTTTTGCCAAAATGTCTGTAACCATTGCAGCATCGGATGCCTCAAGGCCGAAGGCGTTGATATTACCAGTTACGACTTTAGATGTTAGAGCTAAATCTGTTTCTGAGGCTGCTGCTAAGTCTAGTACAGGTCCTATACCTTCGAGGATCTGCTGCGTATTCCACCCAGCCATACCCATATCTTTCATAGCCTCTGATACCTGTGTAGCTGAGAATACAGTACTCTCTCCTAGTTCTCTCGCCTTTACGGCTAAGGCAGCAAACTCTACTTGGTTGGCACCTGTTACTGCCTTTACCCTAAGCATCTGATTTTCAAAGCTTATGGCTTCTTCCGTGGAATCATAAAATAGCTTACCTACAAGGGCCAGAGGTGCTGTAATAGTTTTAGTTAATGCTCCTCCTACACTAGCGAGTGTATCGCCTGCGGATTCTAATTCTTCACCTAGTCTCCTAAAACTACCAGCAGTATCGCCTAGGGCGTCTTCTACTGCCTCTAGGTTTCTTATCAGGTTATTAGCACCATTTAATACCACGTTACCGGTTAATTCAAATAAATTCAAGAGTATCACCCCCTATTTAGTTAGTTTTTTACGCTTTCTATCTGCAGCAACGATCTTTTCTGCATTGCTATTTGCCTCAGCTATTATTCCTTGTTTTACGTCTTTGTGTATATAGTTAGTCTTGACTTTAACTGTTTCGAAATTAATCACTACTTGATTATAATATGTATCCAAGCCTAGACGTTTTAGATTAGCAGCTACTGTACCCTTAGCCCCCTTACATATACTTAATATTTTAGGTAACATATCCCAGTATTCTTCTACATAGAGGTCCTTCATAATCAAAGAAAAACGGTTGAAAGAGAGAGCAAATATTTCTCTATCCGTCCAACCGTATCTTTTTCTTATTATGTGCCAGTCATGGCTTATTTTTTTTTCGTCGAAAAAATACCTGACACAGTAGCTAGTAATTTTTTTACATCTTCACAGTCCTTCAATTCTTTTATAAGATCCACAGTAGTAGTGAAGGGCATTTTTTTATATGTAGCTAGATCAGATCCTATTAGGCTAGCAAAAAAACCTCTCACCTTATCTTTCTCTGGTCCCGTTAAGGCAATAAATATAGTCATGAATAATTTTATACCTAGTTCAGATGCATTACCTTTTCCTTGAGTAAGTTGTAAAATTTGATCCTGCGCCTTCTGTGTACACAGTGTGAATAATTCCATCACGGTGAACAGGTCATCATCTGTTAGTGACCTTATATTAAATTTTTTTATATTCTCAGGTATTACTACTTTCTCTTTTTCATCCTCTACACCTATTCCTTGTTCATTCATTTTTTAGCGTCTCCTTTTTAGTTATTTATTTTTTTTTAAAAGCCCCCAAAACCAAGATATATCTTTCGATTTTCCTTGCCGTGGGGGAATAGATATTACTATGCTGTAGCAGGGAATACAGCTCTTACTATACCTGCATTATCCTCATTTGACGTAAGTATCGCTCCAGCCACTGTAAATGAGTTGCTTGCTACTCCTGCCAATGTATATCCTGCCTTAGGTGTTAGAGTAATAGTAGCCATATAAGTGGTATCTGCTAAGAATGCAGCATCCGCAGGAGCCCATACTACCGTTGCAGTATACTGATCATTCGTATCAATTGCAGTGTCCGGAGTAGCTCCTGTTACTGGTACAGTGATACCTGGGATTGCAAGAAGATCCACAGTATCGCTTGCTTGATCCATGTTAGGATATCTTATTTCCCATGGTTCTGTATTATCTCCCGCAGAGATAGCTACTGGGTCAAAGTGACCTATAAATGTTATAGGTACAGTAGACTCGTCTTTATCCTCAGTACCTAATTCAAAATCCCCCTCTGCTAATACATTTTTAATTATAATAACTACGGGATCATCTGATCCTGATATTGTACCTACCAAAGCTACATTATCAAAGTACGCAGTTTCTTCTAGTGTAGTATCCCTAGAGATGGTATAAGTCTTACTATCACTCGAAAGTGTTTTTACGGCTCCCGGAAATGCAAGCACTAAGTTATCCTGTGTAATTTCTAATAGCTCAGCAGTTATAGAAGGCTTTACGTTTGTAATTCTTCTATTCCCTTTTACTGGACCTCTAGCACCATCTACTTCAATATCTTTAAGCTCTTGTTCTACCTTGAAGCTGGCCCCTCCTCTTGTAGCACCCAACTTTCTTTCTGTTAGTTCTCCGTAGTTTAGATACACTACCGCGGCATCTACCAGTAAGCTTTTTGTAGTACCTGACGTACCTGAATATTTTCCTGCATTCATATCTATTCATACCTCCTGTCGATATAACGAACTCTAAACGTGATAAGTCTTCTTCTAAGAGCTACATCTGCCTCTGGGACACTTGTTGAAGACTCTAAGTCGAATTTTAAATACGTTTTATCGTCCCTATATATTTTTTTATCTAAGCCTGTCTGTCTGTTGAGTAGTGCATCATTTAAGTCATCTAAGGCTTCAATATCACTACCCTTATTATCCCATAAATTTAACTCTAATACTAGGTCGGTCTGTACATCAGCTGTCGGACCAAGCGATAGAAGATCATATACGATATAAGGCATGGGAGTATGTTCTTCTATAATTTGATTACCTACGCGAGGACAGAACCCCTCTAGCAGAGAGTATATTGCGTCGCCCACTAACTTATTCATAAGCCCCTCCTAAAAGTACGAGATGCTATCTCAGTAATTCTTGCTGCGTTCTCATATGCTGCCGGTCTTAGAAAGGGTTGCGGCTTCATTCCTGTGGTTTTTACAAAGGCTCCATCTGCCCTTTTATATACCCAAGGAGTTTTTCTTCCGTTTCCTCCCTCAGCATATCTACCTGTACCTAATTCTACATAAGTTCCATGTTTTGCAGAGGCTACTAGTTCTACTCTTGGATCTCTACCTCTTCCTATGACTCTGTAGAAAATACTATTTTTCAAAGTACCCTTATCTACGGGTACTCTTTTCTTAGCCTCTACCACAAGGAACTCTCCTATGGCTTCTAGGGTTATACCTACATTATTTTTTATAGCTTCCCTAACCTGTAGTATATTATTTTTAAGTGTTACAGATGTTTTATTCGCCAATGAAATCACTATCCAGTACCAGTAACTTGGTGAACTCTCCAAAGCCCATTGGATCGTCTACCAGAGTTATCTTCCAAGGTTTCCCATCTACCACAACCCTGTGGAGATTCTTATCTAACTCGGGCATGTAGGATAAAAATATCTTCCTCACATTCCTGTCATCGGGTCTATCGGCAATAATTACGTCTGTCCTAGTAGTTATATCAAACAGATTAACAATACCCTTTACCGTTTTATAAGGAGTCCATACAGTCTTTTTTCCTGAATGACCCCCGCCAGAAGTAGTCTTGCTTTCGATGACTATGTCTTGACCCCTCTCATTTAATAGATTCTCAATACTCATGAAATCACCGCAAACCTTCTGAGACGACTAAGTACTGATTGTTCTGCCTCTTGTAACTCATTAGGCATACTAAAAGACTCTGTAAACTCATCTAACGTTCTAGACTTTCTCGCTTCTTGAAGTATTTTACCTTGATTAAACCTCATAGCAATTAACTGAAGAGCTATCATCTCTACGCCCGAAGGGTATATCTTATTGCCCAGTGTATCTAATGGAAAAGCACGTCTTCTGTACTCCTCTATGTCATTTCCCACAGCTTCGATGAGAAGATTTATTAGGTCATCATCCGTAGTAACTAGTGGATCTGATCTCATGAATAATTTAACCCTTGCGAGTGTAGTGATGCCCATAAATTATACCCCCTTCTCAACTTTGAACATGTTGCATACTATCTGAATTACTTCCTGAGCCTGTGCTGATGTATTTGTAATTTCTATTAACATTTTATCCCCTTTGGATATCTCTGTATAAATACTATCACCTGAGGTACCTCCAAGTTTTACAGACCCTGTTGTAGCTCCCTGAACTATATCATCTGCTCTCTGTACACCCTTAATTGATACAGAAGGACTCAGTAATATTTTGTTCGGGAATGCGCCTACATGACCTGTCACCCTATTAAATACTTCTGATATTGTACCCCCCGTATATGTAGGATTTAAGTAAGTTTTATAGTTACATGATGCACTTGTTTTAAGGGCAACGATGTAATCCATATCAAAGTCATTGGCCTCTAGTACTATATTAATAGTAGCACCTGCTCCCACATTAGTAAACTTCTTACTTAGTGTCCACATCCTGCCTTGTTGTTTTGCCCTTACTTCTTGATTGATAGTATAAATACCCAGATACTGGGCTGCTCTTAGAAATAAATGCCATACTTGATTACTCATAAGTATACACCCTCTATTCTTTATCTAAATTTTGCAAAGTAGTTTCTAGTAGAGTATATAAACTCTCCTTATTATCTTGAGCGTTAAAAATAACTTCTAATTCCTTTAATTTAGCCTTTATTTCTTCTTTATTCATATCTTCTATTGCAGGCAATACGTAAGGATCTACTACTGGTAATAGATTATCACCATCTACAGGTAATGGTGCTCCTGAACCCTCTTCATTTATATCCTCATCTTCTACTGCAGGTAAACTATTACATCTTATTGTGTGTAGTCTGAAAACCTTGTCACCTTTTATTTCCTTACCACATTTTGGACATTTGTTCATATACTGTTCCTCCCTTATTAAATAGATAAGCCGAGAAGAGTTAATCTGCCCGGCTTCTATATTTTAATACCTATTAATTACTATCCTAATACTCTTACAGCTAGTTCAGGTTGTAGTGTAGCTACCCCAAACAAGCAATCCATTGAAATGACATTTTTCTTTTTGTCTTGGTTGTAACCCATAGTAACTCTTACAGATACGCCATCCACAGTCATTGAATAAGATTCAACTCCTCCTAATGGTTTTTCTAACGGTCTTGATACCAATGCAAATGCATTTTTATGGAACATTAGATTTGCTACGTGATCATCCACGAAAGCTACTGTTTTTACTGGTATATCGGCAAGTGCTGCATGTACCGCTGGATACACTTTAACTGTAACAACTCCTGCAACGGCTGCCGCTGTCTCCTCAGTAACTACATATTGGTGTGCATCTAAAGTAAATATATCTCCTTTAGATAATTTAGTGAAACTTGTACCTTCACCATAACATTTCATTCCTTCAAATTTTACTTTACCAGGACCTTTCTTAGCCATATCCTGTGGACGGGAGACAGGGATAG